TACCAGAACCATCACCATCTCCAATTCCTGGGCTTATTGAAAATAACCCATCTTCATTGCCTGATGTTACACCTAAGCTACCTGACCCATCGGACTTAGTACCTCGTGTCCAGGTGGATAAACCAGGTGTAGAAAACGGTGGTATTGAATTTTTTGGTACAAAAACACAGCCTCAAGTCATTGGTGAAGATGGAAAATTAACCCCACCCCCACCTCCTCCTGGTTCAGGGCTCCCAATCCCACCTGATGCGATAACCTTAACTGAAACATTTATCGGGCAACCTGGCGGAACATCATTTAACTCACCAGACGTAGCTGTCCCAGTAGAGCTCACCTATGTGTGCAAAACCATCACAAAAAATGATGGCACAGAGGTTCACGTTGATGTCAACGGCGACGAGCATCCAATCGAGCAGTGCACATTTTTGCCTGCTGCTTTAGATGTTATTCCAGGAGCTGGAGAAGCAATTCAAGCTGTAGGGGCTGCCTATGCCGCACTTGCGAATATTGGAAACGATATGTCTCCACTTACTCGAAAGAAGGCAAAGAAAATTCTAGTCGCTACGTTAGTAGTAGGCGCGATACGGAGGAGATTCGGTAACTAATGAAACAGTTTTTTAAAGACATTTCAGCAGATTTCTTTAGTGAAATCTGGACGTTTGTTGGTCTGTTTTCTGCTTGGTTGGTCCTTACAGGGTCAGCAAAGGTAGTTATCGGCAAAATAACCTTGGCATCTTTTATTGTCTGGGTTATCACGCTACGACTACGTAACCCTAAGGAGAAAGAATGAAAAACGGTCTTAAAGGACTTGTAAACATCATCCTGCGTATTGTGGCGGTCTTTACCGCTCAAGCACTTTCAGTTATTGGTGCTGGCGCAGTTGCTGGTGTTTCTACAGTCAAAGCAATGATGGTTGCAGGTATCACAGCTGTAGCAACTGTTATTGAAAAACTTGCACGTGGTTTTATGAACGACGGCAAACTTGATATTGATGAAATTAATGCTGCATTTTCTGCAGTTGATACAAAGGCAACTACTGCTGCTGACCTACAGGTTGAAGCTAAGCAAAATGGCCAAGACATCGTTATTAAGGCTGACGGCGGTACGGCACATGTTGCTCCTGCTGTAAACGGTATTCCTGCTGATGTGGCGGTGGCTGCAACAGGAGAAGTTCCAATCCCAGCACATGCAGACACCGACCCAAACTATAACTAGGAGTTAACATGGCAGCAGAACAAGGTACAGCAGCAAGAATGGTCGAAGTAGCCCTCGCTGAAGAAGGCTACGTAGAAGGACCAAAAGATAACGAAACTAAGTATGGGGCATTTACCAAGGCAAATTTCTTGCCGTGGTGTGGCAGCTTCTGCATGTGGGTAGCTCACCAAGCTGGAGTTAAAATTCCAAACACTGTTTCTACAATGAACGGTGCAGCAGGTTTTAAAAAGCTTGGTACTTGGACAGACGCACACGCAGCAACCCCAGCTCCTGGCGATATCGTTTATTTTGATTTCATGGAAGGCGGCGCTCCAATCGAGCACGTTGGAATTGTTGTTAAAGACAATGGCGATGGAACAGTGACCACAATTGAAGGCAATACTGCAGGCACCAAAAAGAAGTCTGGTTCACAGGCAAATGGCGGTGAGGCTGTGGTTAAAGTCCGTGCTTATAAGAAAAACAAGAAAGGGCTACCAATCTTTATTGAAGGATTTGGTCGTCCTAACTACAAAGGCAATGAAGTCAATGCTGAGCCAGTTCCTGCATCAAAACCAGCTTTCCCTGGAGCAATTAAGCCAGGAGCTAAAGGTGATGCAGTTAAGCTGATTCAAAATGCCCTTGACCTCGTAGAAGACGGCGATTACGGCCCAGCTACCAAGAAGGCTGTTATTGCTTTTCAAGACAACCACGTTGGCTTGGATTCCAATGGCGTTGTAGGTCCTAAGACCTGGGACGCTTTAATGGACCGCTTGTAGTTGTCTAAAGACCCTTTTGTTTGCGGAGGGTGCGGCAAGAAATATGTCGTACCCTCCCTAGCGCGTTCATGCGAACAAAAGCATAGAGAAAAGGAATAATTGAGCCATGTCTATGTTTGGAAATATGCCAGGTGGCGATAACCCTATCCAGCAAGTAATGAATACTTTAAAGGGTGGGTTTAAAAAAGGCTCTAAAGCCAATAAGAAAAATCAAGACTACATTGTTCGCCTTGAGAACCAAGCAAAGATGTATGGCTATCAAAGTGATTTGAAAAAGTCCGAAATGGGAACTAAGGGTGAGCAAGACCGTTTAACTCTTGGTACTAAAGGGTCTGAAGACCGTTTAACCCTTAAAGAAAAGGGTGGACAAGAACGCCGTACTATTGGCAAGCAAGCAAGAGAAGGTCGAGCAGACACTACTCACGGGACTAGCGAAGCAATTAGATTCCACGGAGCAACAGGAGCTGGTGCTCCAAGTCGTATGAAAACAACTAACTATGACGTTGGCTTTAATGCACCTAAACCACCAAAACCTACAAATATTGTTAATGTTAATGATGGTAACGCAGGTAATGATGTTCCATCACGAACAAACCCACAAACCGCAGGAGCCGTAAAGGTTCCTGGAAAGAAAACAACGGGAGGAGCAAAGGGTGGAAGAAAATCAAAAAGCACCGAAGCCCCAGCCGTCAATCTCGAGGGTTTCTGAGTTCTGGGACGCACTGACAAGAGTTAAAGCTCCTGTTCAAGACGCTATCCATACAAACGCAATGCAGTGGAATCGATGGTCTCCATGAAGCCTAGTAAACGGGCTAAAGAAAAGCCTAAGTTTAAGAAGGTTACAGTCAATGACACGCGATTTGGTCGTAGAGACTTCTTTCTTAGCGAATTAGAGCGCCCATTGATTCATGTGCCTGAATTACCAGGACGCGACCAACATACCCGCGCTCAATAAGACTTTTAGGCGGATATTTCCGTACAATTGCTTTAACGTTAATACCTATAGCTTTTTGAAAGGACAATCGTGGCAACGGTAACTCCTAAGCGTTTGGTAGACCCACTCCAACTAACGACTTCATCTTCAGCAACTTTATACTCCCCATCAACTGGAGTAACAGCGGTAATTAAAGAGATTGTCCTTGCAAACCCTACTGCCAACGCCGCTACTGCATCTGTGTTTTTAGTGCCTTCTGGTGGTTCAGCGGGAAATAGCACAGTTATTGTTCCAGGAATCACTTTGGCTGGAAATACTTTTATAACTATCCCGCTATCTCAGGTGTTAAATAACAGCGATAAATTGCAAGCTTCAGCTTCAGCAGGTACAACTATCACAATGACGGCGTCTGGTGTTGAGTACGTATAATGAAATATCAGACTTACGGACCTATCGTAAATCAGGAGCAGACAACCCTTTCTAACTTGCCTGTTGCTGGTCCTATTGAGAACATGCAGATTTCTGCAACAACTCCTACAGGCACGCTCAATATTGATGTAACAACATCAACCTTTTGGTACTTCACTACTGCTGCTACCGCAAACTTTGTGCTTAACTTAAGAGGTAACTCAGCCTCCACTTTTAATTCCCTTATTGCAAATGGTCAATCAATTAGTTTAGTAATTTTAGTCACTCAGGGAGCTACGCCTTACTATCCAAGCTCGATATCTATTGATGGAACAACCGTTACGCCTAAATGGTTAAATGCGGTTGTACCAGCCTCTGGTAATGCCAGTGGTATCGACGCTTACTCTCTCACGGTGATTAAGACTGCGACAAACACTTTCACAGTCCTGGCATCGGGAGCGAGTAAGTTTGCATAATGCCTCTATTTTCTGGTCAATCTCTCGGCGGTCAATGGCGCAAGTGGATTCTTGGCGCCGTAAAAGACTTATTTAACCGCGCTAACACAGCTAGTAGTCTAGGTTCTGCCGATACTGGTCAACCGTGGACTAACTTACGCGGTACTTGGTTTATTAATAATAACAAAGCAAATAGCAGCAGTCCCGCCTCTTATCCTTTGGCCTCTGTTCAAGCGGGTCTTATGACTCCGTACCTAAAAGCTGACGTTGATACTTTGGGTGGTGCGGGTCTAGCTTTTTGGGTAACTGATATTCAAAATTGGTATGGAGTATTTGGGCAAACAAATACAAATACATCTTATTCTCAAACTTGTGCGACATACTCACAGACTGGGCCTACCTACTACTGTGGGGGCACCTACAGTCAAACAGGACCTTTTTATTCTTGTAGTGGAAGTATTAACACTAGCTATTACCAATATTGCACCAACCCAAGTGGCGCAAGCTATGGCTCTAGTTGCGTTAACCCTGTAGGTCCCAACTACTCCCCCTATTGCTCAGTTCAAAGCGCTCCTACGTGGAGTATTTCTTGTACTTCATCTTCTGGACCTACTTACACATCCATTTGTGGTACCTCAGTAGGTCCAACTTATGGCTCTGGCTGTGCTGGATGGTCTACCGCTTATGACGGTTTTAGAGGATATTGGTATGCAAAATGTACGGGCGGATATTTTGCAGTAGGTCCTTATTACTCATGTACAAGCTGGTATTCGTCTGCACCAACTTGGAGCTGCTCTGCTTGGACCTCTTCTGGACCTAACTATACCTGCACTACTTACGCGTCAAGCGGACCGAGTTATTATTGCGGAGGCACTTATAGTCAAACAGGTCCGTTCTATTCTTGCGGAGGCAGCTATGCGCAAGGAACAAGTTATAGTTGTTCGGGAACAGTTCTTGGTCCTAACTATGGCTCTAGCTGTAGCAATACAGTAGGGCCAAACTACGCCTCTGCTTGCGCGTCCTATACTCAATCAAGCGCCACAAGCGCAGGAACAACTAGCTTAAGAATTATTAAGTCTGCCGCTAACGTTGTTACTACTGTTGTTGACCAGGTCATTGCCCAATTACCTGCTTCAATACAGGTATTCTTCAACGGAAACCAGGTTGTTGCAAGAGCCTACTCTGGCGCGGGTCAAACAAGCCAAATTGGTTCTGACATCACATATACAGATGCAAGCCCAGTAAAGTCCACCGTCCACGGCATTATTTTGGCTCCTGGCGGGTACTACCAAGGAACTACCGTAGATAATTTCTCAGCTAACACTGTACAATAAAAATCAAGAAATAGAGGAGACCCCATGTCACTTACACCCCCACGCTCACTTGGCACAATTGATGCTGAGGAACTTAAGGCAAAGAAGGAAGCCCCATCAATTGCTGAACAGCAATCAGCCCTTCCGTACCACATTGCGTACGTTATCGATGGTGTTGTTCAAACAGTATTTCACGTTGAGGAGAGAATGGCTGCGATTCTCATGAGCAATCCATTGGTTGTTCAATGCAACGCGCCTCTTGACAACGGTCCTGACTCAGGGTGGACCTACAACGACTCAACAGGTGAGTTTTCTAAGCCAGCATAATGTCACTCAAGGACTTCGTTACTGACCCTAGGGCGGAGTTCCTAGCAGAAGACTGTTGTGTTATTTACGACTTTCTTCCACAAGATATAGTGGCATCGATTACCTCTATTGCCGATGCCGCTACAGAGGAAGACTGGAATAAGTATCCAATAGGAGACTTGTGGAAAGGCAGATGTTTAGAGTTTGTCTTGCCTCAAAACCTCATTTCAAATGAAGTTAACTCCATTTTAAAGTGGAGATACGATTTCATTGAGACAAAGGTTGTAAGAAAACTTATACCTGGAGATGAGCGCCCAGCTCACTATGACGCTCAAGTGGATAATAGTTGCGAATACGGCATAGTTATATACTTAAACGATAACTACGATGGCGGGGAAATCTTTTATCCCAATAAAAATATTACTTATAAGCCCGTAAAAAATAGTGCTGTCATTCATTCGGCACGCGAAGAATACCTTCACGGGATTAACCCAGTTATCAGCGGAGTGCGTTACTATATGACTCTATTCGCCGATAGAAGGGCTACCAAACGTGAAAGTTTACAAATTTATACCAAGCGACGAAGCGTGGGATGACCGCGTCCCTAACCCAACATTAATGAGGGAGCACATCCCCGAGTGGTATAAAAAGTCAGAGATTACTTACACAGAAGACCATGGAGACCATACCCATGAGCATAATGGGTTAAAAACATGTGTGCCTTTTTTAGACGCTCTTTTAAGTGGATACTGCTTAACTACTTGGACAGATGTTCACATAAAAATTGAAGATGAAGGTAAAATTCACATTGATTTTGGAGATGACGTAACAAGCCCAATCATTGCTGAGCGAACAAAAACTGTTGGATACCACATGCCTAGACCCGCAGGTCATTTGCCAAACCACTTAGTGTGGACACCTAAATGGGGATTTAAGTCTCCTAAAGGGTTTAGTTCGTTAATTGTCCACCCTTTAAATCGTTTTGATTTACCTTTCACAACATCTTCAGGAATTATAGATAGTGATAAATTTCATGGCTCTGGTAACGTTCCTTTCTTTCTTAAAGAGGGCTTTGAAGGAGTTATCCCAAAGGGAACCCCGTTTGCTCAAATCATTCCGATTAAAAGAGAGGAATGGATGGCGGTATATGACCCCTCAATGGTAGACATAATCCCTACCGTAGGTGAGAAACTTCGTGCAGCTAATCGCGGGTATTACAGAGATAACTATTGGGTAAAGAAAGTGTATAAGTTAATGGGAGGAAAAGATGAACTCTAATGAAAAAATAGCTGTAGGTTGGATTGATGGCGGGCAAATTTACTCAGGGTTTGCTGCGCACCTATCTCATTTAATTTTAAACAGAAACGAAAGAATTTCTGACATAGTTGTAGGTAGTGGGCCATACCTATCCTACAATAGAAATAAAATGGTTGAACTTTTTTTAAAAACAAAAGCCGAATGGTTATTTGCAGTAGACACTGACCTAAAAATTACTTTAAAAGACTTTGACCAACTTTGTGAAACAGCAGATTCCCAAAAGCGTCCAATTGTGGGAGGTAAGTATTACTTGCCGTTTTTAAATGGAACCAGCATGCAGGCTTCTGCCCAACAGTTTGGGCCAGCAGGACAGCCTTACGGTAATTGGCTTCCTGTAGAAGCTACTAATAGTAATCAACCTATTGAAGGTTTACACTCAGTTGGCTTTGGTTATGGCCTTTATCATCGTAGTGTTTTTGAAGCGGTATTTGAGGCGCGGGAAGACAAAACAAATGTGCTCCCGTGGTTTAGAGATTTTTATGCATCTGAGGTAGATATGTGGATTTCTGATGATGTTTACTTCTTTATTCAATTGCATAAATTACTCCCTGGTACAAATGTTACATTTGAACCTAGAGCAACATCTACTCACTTAAAGGTTATGGCGCTTTCAGACGACAGCTTCTTATCTGTACGCACTGACTTCAACAGTGCTGCTGCTCACGACCACCCACACCAACACGTTCATGAGCTTCCATCTAAACGAGTCTCTTGGTGGGCAAAGAATAAGAAGAACCAATGAGAATTCTTTTAACTGGAGCTGGTGGATTTGTAGGGCACCATACCCTAGAGCACATCCTTAAGACTACTGACTGGGAAGTTGTATGCCTAGAAAGCTTTCGTCATAAAGGAATGAGCTCTCGCCTCAGAGCTGTATTTGAGGCAAACCCAGAACACATAGGTAGGGTCAAGGTAATTACGCATGACCTTACCGCTCCTATTGACCACGTAACTAAAAGTGAAATTGGCCCGATAGATGTAATCATTAACATGGCTTCTGAATCTCATGTGGACAGAAGCCTTGTTGAACCTCGTCACTTTATCGAAAATAATGTACTAATTGTTTTAAATATGCTTGAGTACGCAAGAACTATTGAACACTCTTTATTTATTCAAATTAGTACTGACGAGGTCTATGGACCCGCTAAACATGGCGACCACCCAGAGTATGACCCAATTTTACCGTCTAATCCTTACTCAGGAAGTAAAGCTGCGCAAGAGGCTATTGCTATTTCATATTGGCGTTCCTATGACCTCCCTGTAGTGCTTTCAAACACTATGAATATGTTTGGTGAACGACAAGATGTAGAGAAATTCATCCCTAAAACTATTAGACAATTTAAAAATAAAGAGTTGATGCCTGTACATGGCTCTCTTGTTGATGGGTACTGGAAGTCAGGTTCACGCTTTTATCTTCATGCTCGAAATCAAGCAGATGCTTTAACTTATGTAATTATGAGCCACAAAAACCATCCAATTAGGTTTTCACATGGGTTAGAGCGTCCTCATAGATTCCATGTAGGCGGGGAACGCGAAGTCTCTAACGCAGATATGGCAAACCTTATCGCCCATCATATGGGTCTTGAGGGAGATTGGGTTTCTAGAGAAGACGTGGGAGCTACTCGCCCAGGACACGACCTTAGGTACGGGTTAGAACGAAAAACCCTTGAAGAATGGGGTTGGGTTTCTCCCGTGTCTTTTGACACTTCTTTGGAAAAAACTATTAAGTGGACATTGGAAAACCCTGAATGGCTCCAATGACAGACCCAGATGGGCGTGAAATTGAATACTCCACTATTGAGAAAAGTTTTCCAAATGAACAGAATATTTTTCTTTCTCAACGATGGCTTGAAAGAACTGCAAACGCATCCAACTTTAAAAACAATAAAAGTAAGTTTTATCACTTACACATCCCAAAAACTGCTGGTAACTACATTCGCAGTGAGCTTACCTATGCTTTAGAAGAGTCTTTTAAAGATAATGACATCGCATTTGTTGTTGGCCATTTGGGGTGGACACCTTATATTGATGAGTTTACTTTTATTCTTAACACCCTTAGAGACCCTGCGCAAAGAACAGTAAGCCATTTTGTATTTATGCTTCAAATGGACTACAAACAAGAGGGTGTTGTAGTTGAAGATATAAATAACCCAACAGCAAAAGAGCTTATGGCTTGGTTAGACTACTTCCCTAATTACATAGATAACTATCAGGCTAAAAATCTTCTGTTTAGTGCGCCATATCCAGGGCTAATGGTTCCTAATAATATTTTCTTTTTTAAAGAACCTGAGTTTTTAAATATGGAAATAGATAATCAAAAGGTGTGGGATAGAGCTAAAAGCATAGATATACAACTACGCGACTCTCAACTAAACGACGACAATATGCTCAGGGTTAGAAAAGAAATATTTGATAGTTTTGGCATTAAAGATTCAATGAGACCGCATCCTATGGTCGGCTATAAATTTCATAATGTTACAGATAAGTCAAAAAAGCTTTATGACCAACTATCTCAATCAGAAGTTGACAGTCTTTATGAACGCAATAAACTTGACTCAGAGCTTTACTTTACGGATTCTCTCTTCTGGAGGGGGGGAAAATGATTATTCAAATCATTGGTTTGCCAGGTTCAGGCAAGACCACACTAGCTACTAATCTTTCTGCACGTATTAACGCCATTCACATTAATGCGGATAAGGTGAGAGCAGATTTATCTAGTGACCTTGGATTTACAGCAGAAGACCGTGTAGAGCAGGCAAGGCGCCTAGGGGCTGTAGCTCGCCTTTTAGACGAGCAGGGACATATTGTTGTGGTTGACTGGATTGCCCCCACTAAAGCGACAAGAGATGCCTTTGGACGCTACGACAAGCGTATCTGGATGGATACGATTACTAGCAGTCGCTTTCCCGACACAGATAAAATTTGGGAGGCTCCTACGGGTTGGTTTTTATCTTTTGGCGAAGCCTCTACTCCTGAGGAATCTGTCGAAACGGCTTTAGAAGAATTAGGACTTCCAGACTGGAAGGCGCCCACTACTCTTATGCTTGGACGCTACCAACCATGGCATGAAGGCCACCACGCCCTTTATGATGAGGCGAAGAAGCGGACTACGCAAGTAATGTTAGGAGTTCGTGACACTCAAGGAACGAGCCCAAAAGACCCGCTATCGTTTGATGAGGTAAAGCACTATATTGGTCTAGACCCTCACATGGCAAACGCTATGGTCGTAAAAATGCCGAACATTACCAATATTGTGTACGGGCGAGATGTCGGATATAAAATTGAACAGGTAGACTTAGGGGCTGATATCCACGCAATTAGCGCCACACAAAAGCGTAAGGAAATGGGAATTTGAAACATTTGCATTTAGTAAAAGAAAATTATTTTAAGCATATGTTAGAGGCATGGCTTATTTCGGCAACTCTCGTATGTGCCGCGGTTCTTTGCTTTATCCATTCCATTTTGCCATTTACCTTTCAGACAACGGCATCTAAAATGCTTAGTTGGATATTAAATAGAACCCATAACCGACAGGGCAAAAATGAGTAAAGTAGCTTTTATTTGGAAAATTGTAAAAGACCGCTGGCTTCGACCATACGATGAGATTGAATTACGATTTAATACAAAAGCCGAACCAGGAAGCCCTTTGGTTTGGCGGGTATTTATCAATGGGGTGGCGCACTTAGCAAGTGGATTTGAGATTCAAGGGTATGTCTATGATGTGCTTTCTGATGAAAATGGCGTTACAAAATACAACGTTGGATGTAAGGGTAGAGTCAGATGGGACGGCACCAAAGCCGATATTATTGCTGCTAGAAAGCAAAATGAGGAGTTGTTGTGAGCAAAGACAGACCAGCGCGTCCTTGGGATGTATTTAATAGCCAACTAAGGGCTGTGCCCCCTCACATAGCTGAGGCTCGAATGGCCTTATGTGAGGCCTGCCCAGAGTATATAAAGGTGGCAAAAATGTGCGGTATTTGTAAGTGCATTATGCCTGCAAAAACAACATTGGTTAACTCTGAGTGCCCTATTCATAAGTGGGGCCAAATTTCCTTCTCTATCACTGAGCCTGGCGTTATTCATAACGACGGATTGCCTCGTAAAGCCTGACAAAGCCCAGATTCTCCTAGATACTTGAGGAAACCCCAGTGCACGGGGTATCTCTAGAGATAGGAAAATAATGGCGACAAATAACAACGCCCATTCCCTCGACTCTGCAGGTCAGCCTGCGGTCGATTTTGCGTGGGGCAACTTCCCACTACAACCAAATGACGTCCGCACAGAGACATCTGCGGGAAACTATGGCGGAACTAACGGCAGTGACCCAGTAACTCTTAACGCTAATTACGAAATGCGCTCAGTACCTGGCGAAGGTGCAGATATTGCATGGTCAGCTACTACAAAGGTAGCGGGCTCACGTCTTGATTTTGCAGGTACATCTGCTTACTCAGGTTCTGGCGTGCTATCTAACGTAACTGTTGCAAGCGCTAATCACGAACTTGATGAGACAGGATACGCTGGATACCCAGCATATACTCCTGCTGCAGCTAACTACATGATTACAGCAGCTTCGGGAGATGGAACAACCGTCACCTACACTTCTCTTAACTGGCTACAACCAGGAGATGTTGTAAACATCACAGGTCTTTCAGTTTCAGCACTCAACCTTTCAAGCGCAACTGTTGCTACAGCAAACCGCTTAGGCTTCACAGTCACTAACTCAGCTGCTGGTTCAGTAACTGGCGCTAACGGAAAAGTACAGCCTACAACAGCTCTTACAGGCTCTGACGGCGCATACATTGCTGGTGTTGCTTATATTGACGTTCCAAACATTCTTGGCCTCACAACCGCTCTTGGTGTGGATGCCCTTAAGGATGCTGGATATGCAGCAGCTAATATCACAACAGCTTCAGCAGCAACTAACACAGCTACACAACCTACACGTATTAACGTAACTGCAACAACTGCAGCTACCGTATACATCAGCGGTGGAACATCAACATGGGCTGTAGGTAACAAGGTAACTATCGCATCAGGTACAGGAATCCCAGCAGCACTCGTTGGTACTTGGACTGTAACTGGCGGTAACGGAACTTCTCTTGTTATTGCAGGTTCAGGATGGACAGTTGCTGATACAGGCGCTATCACACCTGGTACAGCTCTTACTGGTGCATCTGGAACAGTTAAGTCTCAGAGCACAGCAGCAGGAACTGGCTCAGTTGCCCTTTCTGCAACAATCACAGTTACACCTTGGGCTTAATTACCCGACAAACAAAAAGGCCAGCCTTACGGCTGGCCTTTTTGCTTTCTTAATGTTCTTCGTTGTCGTTCTGTTGTGCCTCCCCAAATGCCAAGAGCATGCGTTTCTATAGCAAACTCAAGACAAGGGTTTATAAATCTACATGTTCTACAGATATTGACGGCAACCTTAGTCTCAAAAGCATTTCCCCCTTTTTCAGGGAAAAAAATTTCAGGGTCAGTTTGCCTACAAGGTTGAGTTCCATCAAACTCAATACCAGTTATTTTTTTGCCAGAAGTTCCACGCGTTACAGACTCCACTTGGGTTTTTTGCATCTCCATACCGTTTCTCTATATATCGAAGGCCGTATTTGATTTGGAGCTTGGCTTCAGGGGTCTTTGCTACTTTGTAGTTGCCCCATGTAGAGGGAAGGAATTGCGCAATTCCATATGCGCCTGAGTGCATATTCTTTGCTTTTGGGTTGAAATGGCTTTCTTTGTTCCAAAGATTTTGAAGACATGACCATTCGCGGAGAGTATGCCCCTTGGCATAGACTGTCAAGAAGGCAAGAGCTTCCGCATTAAAATATTTGGCATAATCACTATTAATTGCGTTTATAGCAGATGTCCGTGTTGTCGTTACATTTAAAGCAGCAAGATGTACAGTCACAGATTTCTCTGGAACAAACTGTGCTTTGAATTGAACTGTTTCAGCATGGGCTGGGGCCATCAGGTGTGACAGCGCTACCAAGTAAACTCCCATGGTCGCTAAGACTTTCTTAACGTTTATCGTTACATTGATTCTGATATTAAGCATTTCTGCTCCTCTCTAGAATGCAAAAGCCACCTTGTAGGGTGGCTGTTACTACTCTAAAGTAGCATAGAGACACAGTTTGATGTCAAGCGGAGTTGTACATTTAGGTGATAAAAAACACTTTTTTCTGAAAAAATTATCAAATACAGCGATTTCCGAAAGGGTAATACATGACTCCAACAGATATCGCAACCATTATTGCAGCGTACACTGGAGTCGCTGTTGTTCTTGCTGGTATTGTTGCACGCTTATTTAAGGCTGCAGTAAAGAGCGCGTTGGTTGCAAATAAAGAACAGATGAAAGCAGAGATGGATGACCCAATCAGCGAACTACGCCATAATGGTGGGTCTTCATTACTAGATGTTGTAAAGCTTCAAATTCTTCCGACAGTTCTTGAGCTTAGAGATAATCAAATTCTCATAAAAGAAAAAGTTGACCGCCTAGAGGGGCGTTTCGAGCAACACGTAGAAGAGCACCAGGCGTAGCATTACTCTGTGGATAGCCCACAGAAGGAGACTTATATGAATAAACAAATTCAAGCAGCTCTAGCATCTTACGCACGCACAGTTATCTCAGCTGTACTAGCAATGTATTTATCAGGAAACACTGATGCTAAAGCACTAGGAAGCGCAGCACTAGCTGCTGTGGCAGGTCCTCTACTTCGCGCTCTCAATAAAAATGACGGCGCGTTTGGACTCGGAGCATCTAAGTAATATGAAGTGCGCCAACTGCGAGAGGGCAGCCATTTTTACAGTAGACAATCCTGGAGCCAATCCAATTGATTATTGCGGCACACATTTACCAGAACGGTTATACAGCTTAGCTATGGCTGGTAAGTACCCTCTTCGCAGTTTGGTAGAAGACAATGAGCAACTGGCTTAGGGACGTTCCCGACAACAGCTCAACAGCGGGGTCGGCATTTAATAATCCTGTTTATACACTTTCAGTTGAAAAAATAGATGCAATCCAAGTACATCCTTTTCCAAAACATGCTATTAGACCTAGAGGACCCTTTCCCCCTGAACAACAGGGATATGAACCTGAGTATGGAAATCAAGCTCATATCTTGGCTGAGCCTAAGCTAGTCCGAGAATATCCAGCTGCGGAAAATGATGATGGCAGTGATTATGCACTGGGAGCAACCGCGCAAAATAACTTTAAACCTTTGCGCTACCTCTACTGCAGTACCTGCTATGAACGGGTTAGAGAAGACCTAACTTCTAAACATGTTTGTGAGGAATAATGGCAAAACGTACAAAAAAGTATATTGAGCGCCTAGACGAGGCTAGTCAGCTTTTAGAAGAAACAAAAAAGCGCAATCAAATCTCGCCTAGAGAACAACTAATAAAAGAGTTTCTTACTGAGAATGACTATGAGGTGACGGACCCTCGTGAAGTTCCAGCCCCTTATGTTTTACAACAAGCCCCTACCCTTTCGCCTGGAAACAGGCGCAACCCACGCTGCACCAAGATTGCTTACAGTCGAGGCAAAGAGCAGTTAGTAGTTAGGTTCTATGATGGTACTTGGTGGTACTACAACGGCATTGACGATAACATGTGGAATGACCTAAAGACCAGCCCATCTACTGGGGGCTGGCTTCATGAAAATGGCTTAAATAAATGGCACGACATGGGGGACTTTGACCCATCAGAGATGACCCGAGAAAATAGAGTACAATTCAACGCACCATGAAGTTATTTTATAGCGGGCTGCACAAGTACCCAACTAAAGACTTGTTAAAGCCTGGAGTTATATTTGAGACGGGTAAAACTCGTGAAATTGAAGCGCCCTATCGCAAAGGTCGCTGCTTGATAGTTAAATTACCTGGACTACGTTATGGAGTTAAGTTAGGTATCTGGACCCACAATCCTCGGATTGATGAAGAGGACCATGAGGCGGTTTCAGAAGTGTTGCTTGATGCTATGAACGTTTCCAGAAAAGGAGGCGTAAAAGATGGTGTTTGGGATTTCGAAGAAGAAAGAAAAATCAGGGAAAGCCTATTCTGACAAAATGATTAAGAGGGTCTCTGGACTCTCTTCTCCTGAACTAACTACCTGGTTTGACCAAGCCCTAAGTGAGACAGGCAGAGTTCTTTATGCCTACGATAAAACCAAAGCTTTTGAAGATTTAGAAGATTTAGCAAAAGGCGTTGAAGCAATCAATGCTCTGTATTCAGAATTGGCTTATCGAGCTACGACACGCTGATGTGACGTGTGTCACTTTGTCGACATATAGTTATACAATTATCTCACCGCGTGTTTCTCTTCTCCGTGTCGTGGTATCTGAGGGGCTCAGGTTTGCAAAGACCTGAGCTCTTTGGCTTTTTACAATGGGGTAGGTATGAACGAATTTATTGAAGAAGAAGAGCTCTTTGACGAGGAGTTGCCTGAAGAGGAACTCATTGACGAAGAGCCTGAAGAGGAGATGGACGAACTTTCTAAAGAGTTCGTCAATAAACTCATCGAGCAGTGCTTCCAGTTTATGGATGCACTTGTACCTCATGAGGGACAGCCTCATGCCCTCCACCCATACCAACGCCCTTTAGCTAGGCGAATTATGGAGTCTGTCATCATTGGAGATGGAGAAGAAGTTACCGCCCTTGCTGCTCGTCAGTCAGGTAAAACAGAAACAATTGCTAACACAATAGCTACGCTTATGATTCTTCTACCGCGCCTGGCAAAGATGTTTCCAGATTTACTAGGTAAGTTTAGAGACGGCATTAAGGTAGGAATGTTCGCTCCCGTATCTGACCAGGCTCAAACAGTATTTGGTCGTACAGTCAATCGTCTATCAAGTCCACGTGCTTTAGAAATTTTACAAGATGATGAAATTGACGACTCCCTTGGTAAAGAGTCTGATGGACCGACAAATATAAAGCTAAAGAAATCTGGCTCTATAGCAACAATGATGACAGCTAACCCTAGAGCTAAAATTGAATCTAAGTCTTTTCACCTTGTCATTATTGATGAGTGTCAAGAAGCTGACGATTTTGTTGTCTCTAAATCTATTTCTCCTATGCTTGCGTACTACGCAGGAACAATGGTTAAAACAGGAACACCTACAACTCATAAAAATAATTTCTATAGAGCTATTCAATTAAATAAGCGCCGTCAAACGGGAAGAGCTGCTCGCAAAAACCATTTTGAATGGGACTGGACTGAAGTAGCAAAAGTTAATAAAAACTATGAGAAGTTCATTAAGCGCGAGAAACTTCGCATTGGTGAAGAATCAGATGAGTTCCAAATGTCTTATTGCTGCAAGTGGTTGCTCGAGCGAGGTATGTTCGTTACTTCAACGGTTATGGAAGAGCTTGGCGATAAGTCTGCGGAAGTAACGCGAGCTTGGCACCGCACCCCTGTTGTGGTTGGAATTGACCCAGCCCGAAAGATGGACTCAACTGTTGTTACTGTTGTGTGGGTAGGTTGGGATAGGCCAGATGAGTTTGGATATTTTGACCACCGAGTTCTTGACTGGCTAGAAATTCAAGGAGATGACTGGGAAGACCAGTACTTTCAAATTGTTAACTTTTTATCTAACTACGATGTACTTGCAGTTGGTGTAGATGCAAACGGTGTCGGTGACGCTGTTGCTCAACGTCTAAAGATTCTTTTACCTAAAGCAAATGTTGTTGCGGTAGGTTCTAGCCAACCTGAGCAATCAAAGCGTTGGAAGCATCTAAAAGCACTTATTGACCGCCGTCTTATCGGGTACCCCGCCCATGCTAAGACAAGACGCCTTCATAGATGGAAGCGCTTTTACCAACAGATGACTGACCTAGAGACTAAGTTCCAAGGGCCTAACTTCTTAGCTCATGCTCCTGATGAAGCCCACGCCCATGATGACTATGCGGACTCATTGGCAATTGCCGTTTCTATGACTGTTGATGTCACTATGCCTGAGGTGGAAGTAAGCCACAATTTATTTTTCCAACGTTAGTTTAGCCTGTAGAAAACCCCTTTAGGCGGGATGATTTAAGCGAGGTCCTCAACCTAATTTAGGAGTATATAAATGGCAATTGCCCCAACACCAAAGTTCCCAGAACGTCCTGGCACTGTGTATGACCGCAAGGTTTCACCAGCTACACCAGGTCAGCGTGGCCCACTTCGTTTCGAAGAAGGTATTGCAACCGATACTGATGTTCCAACAGAATTCAGCAAGGGCGCAGGACAAGGGTTCACTACAGCAGGTGGTCGTCCTAACCGTAATGCAGCTGTTCACACAAAGACAGCTGACGAGACAATGCGTGAGCGTGCTCACGTAGGTTCTGCTGCATGGGTAGAAGCACAGGATTCAGTTTCTGAATTCTCACACGGTGCTTTTAATCGCGCTTCTGAAGCTTCTTTTGAAGAAGTATTCCGCAGCGGTGCGCATCAACAGCGTTCAAACCCAGCAGTCGTAAACGACTAATAAGAAGTAGCTCCCCCGCATCCTCAGGGATTGCGGGGGCTTTTCTAAAGGATTTAGACGATGGCACTTGTACGTGGTAAAGAAGTTAAAGAGGGTCCAAAGCAACTCCCTAAAAATGAAAAGCTTTGGAATATGGTTGTCATGCAAGCAAAGTCTCGCTTTAACAAATACCCATCTCCAGCTGCAGCTCACTGGGTGCGTGCTAAGTACACATCTCTTGGCGGTCAGATGGTAGACCATGAGCAACAAAAAGACCCACGCATGATTGACAATCGTCAAAGAATCCTTGATAAGCAAGAATCATTAAAGAAGCAACAGGTTAAAAAACCTGTGAAAAAAGTAGTTAAAAAAAGACTTAACCAAATACCGTGAGTCGGTAATCGATTTGTCGATATTTTTGCTACCGTATGCTTATATAACTGAGAAGGATAACACGTGAGTTCAATTGATTTTTCTCCCCCTAGTTACAGGGCGGCATCATCTGACCTCACAATCTCTATCTCACCTTTAGGCTTAGTTGAACTCGCTGATGAAGAGTTTGAAGTTCACGGCCCTCGCCTAAATCGTTACTCAATGAATTGGGCCATGTATCTTGGTCATCACTATTCATACCGCCGTCAAGCAGGCGAAGCGCAAATGGCGCTTAATTATTGGAGAGCTTTTTCAGATTTTATTATTAACTTTACCTTTGGTAAAGGTGTTCAGTTCCGCAGCCCTAAAGAAACAGAAGCAATTGTTCCTGACTTGTTAGAGCGTGTATGGGAAGTCGATAACAACAAGGCAACAGTCCTTTGGGAGATTGGACAACAAGGTGCGGTATCAGGAGATTGCTTTATCAAAGTGGCATATGAAGAGCCTTATATTGACCCAGCTGGTCGTTCTCACCCTGGTCGCGTACGCGTTCTTCCGCTTAATTCATCTTTCGCATTTCCAGAGTTCCATCCTCACGACCGCGAGCGTCTTATGCGTTTTAAGCTCAAATATCGTTTTTGGGGAACAAGCCTCGAAGGTACTCGCCAAGTATTTACCTACACTGAAATTCTTACCGACGATACTATTGAAGAGTATCTTAACGACGAGCTTATTGATTCTCGTCCAAATCCTCTCGGGACTATACCTGTTGTTCATATTCCTAATATTCGTATTTCTGGTTCCCCTTGGGGCCTTGCTGACTGTGACCAAATTACTTCTATCAACCGTACGTATAACGAAGTCAACACTGACATCGCGGACATTGTTAATTACCACGCAGCGCCAGTCACGGTCATCATCGGTGCTAAGGCTAATCAGCTTGAGAAAGGCGCTAATAAAGTCTGGGGTGGATTACCAAAAGACGCAAAGGTAGAGAATCTTTCTGGCGGCTCTGAGGGCCTTAAAGGAGCAATGGAGTTCCTTGACCGTTTAAAGAAGGCTATGCACGAACTTACTGGCGTGCCAGAAACCGCTCTCGGACAAGCTATGCCTGTTTCTAATACTTCTGGTGTTGCGCTTTCAATTCTTTTCCAGCCTTTAATGAATCGTTATCACCAAAAAATTATTCAATATGCTCGTGGATTAGAAAAAGTAAATGAATTAATTCTTCTTAACTTAGTTGTTAAGGAGCCAGAAGTTCTTGCTTGGAATCCAATGACTTCTACAACCCCTCTTAAGCCTGGTCAGATTCCAGTACTCAACCCACAAGACCCAATTACATATCGCTCTGTTGTTCACTTCCCACCTCCACTGCCTCTAGACAAGCTCGTTGTTCTTAATGAAATTTCACAGAAGATGTCGCTTGGTCTTGAGTCTAAGGAAGGCGCCCTACGCCTACTAGGTGAGGAGTTCCCAGCGGAGAAGCTCACTGAGATTCGTCAAGAGCTTATGGATGACGCCAAAGCAGATGGCGCCCTGCAGCTTCTACAGACAGAGATTCAACAAGAAATTCAAGAACTTACGGGTCAGATTCCTGGTATTGACGGCACCCCTGCTCAGCCAATCATGGGTGGACCTGAAGGTAAGACACCGCAAGGCGGTAACCCTAGCGCCATGACGCCAATCATTGATGAGGCAAAGGCAGCGCTAGAAGTAGGCGAGCAGCAGATGCGTACCCGCCTAGTAACTGAAGCTTATGGCACTCAACTCCCAATGAGGCGAGTACCACAAGAATACGAGAAGTAATGGGTTTAGCCCTCGCAACTCGTATTAAAAGGGGAAAATTAAATACGTAAAAACATCGTGCGGTCATTAGTGCTCTCATATTGGAAAACGACCTAAAGAAAAGGAAGTAACATGTCAGAAATTGCACCAGTCATTGTCGACGGCTTCGCAGCCGAGGCAGGCACAGTTCCAGTAGTAACTCAGGGCGTTGACGCGTCTGCTGGTTCTACTAACCAAAAGTTCTACTCAGAAGAGGATATTGCTAAGGCAAGAACTCAAGAGAAGAACAAACTCTATCCAGAGATTGAAGCTCTTAAATCTCAGGTAGAAACTCTTAACCGAGAGAAGGCAGAACGCGAAGCTCGTAAGGCTGCTAAGGCAGCTGACAAAGAGCAGGAAGAATTAAATAAGATTGCTGAAAAAGAAAGAGAAGCAATTGAAAACGAACTTTCCGCAAAAGACCTTCTTAAGTTAAAGGAAAGAGAATGGAAGGAGCAGTTGGAGCGTGAGCGCCAAGAGCGCGAACTCGCCTTCTCACTTCTGGAAAAGGAACGTGCATTAGCTGATTTACAGCAATACCGTAACGCTCGTTTGGCTCAGGAACAAGATAACATCATTCCTGAATTGTCAGACTTGGTTGTGGGCAATACAAGAGAAGAAGTAGACGCAAGCCTTGCCGATTTGGTGACTCGCTCAAACTCAATTCTCGAAAATGCTCGTGCTCAACGCGATACAGCACGACGCGAAATGCAGGGGACAAAGTCAACTTTGCCTCCGACTGGACCACTGGAAACTAATTCGGAATCAACTCGCCAACTTACTGCACAAGAAATTGCGCAGATGGATATGGGCGAATACGCAAAATATCGTAACCGCATCTTGAGCGAACAAGCTCGAGGTCGTACACAGGGTATGTTCAGTTAAACCTTAAACCGTTAACGACTAAATAGGAGTCAAAGCTCAATGGCATCAAGTATTACAGGTAGTGGCAATCTAGCCGCTGCACCTACAGCGTACTCAGGTACCAACACCCAGCTGACTCAAGCGATTCAGACAATCTGGTCAAAGGAAATCCTTTTCCAGGCTATGCCTATCCTTCGCTTCGAACAGTTTGCAGTTAAGAAAACTGAACTCGGTGTTGCTCCTGGTCTTCAAATCAACTTCATGCGTTATAACAACCTTGGATTTGCATCAGCACTTGTTGAAGGTGTTCGTATGCAGACCAACGCGTTGACAGCACAACAGTTCTCAATCACAGTTACAGAGCATGGTTATGCTCTTGCGATTTCAGAGCTTTTGCTTAACGCTTCATTCGACGATGTGATGGCTTCTGCATCACGTCTTCTTGGCCGCAACATGGCGATTTACATCGACCAATTGTCACGCGACACACTCTATGCAGCTTCTTCAACCATTTATGGTGAAGACCGCTCAGCTCTTTCAGCAGTTAACAACTGGTATGCCTATGGCACAACTGGTTCTAACCGTGCTTCATTGACTGGTTCATTCTACTTGACACCACACACAATCAAGGACGCAGCTGAAACACTAGCTACAAAGAACATCCCTCGTCTTGGCGAGACTTATGTTTGCTTCGTGCACCCACACCAGTCACGTCGTCTACGCGACATGCCTGAATTCATCGAAGTAACTAAGTACGCAGCTCCAGGTAACTTCATGCTTGGTGAAATCGGACGTCTATATGACGTAGTATTCATCGAGACCACACAGGTACTTAAGGTTGCAGGCGGTGCTGGTTCTGGCTACTCAGCAGACACAGCAGTTGCTAACCCAACAGTATCTCCTGGCGGAGGTTACACAACACCAGCTACCTACACAGGTAACGGTGCAGCAGACCGCTACGCAGCTATCTTCCTTGGAGATAACGCATTCGGTCACGCAATTTCACTTCCAGTTGAACTACGCGATGGCGGTATCTTGGACTTCGGTCGTGAGCACGCAATCGCTTGGTACTCAATCTTCGGTCTTGGTCTAATTACTGACCAGGCTGTAGTTATTGCAGAAACCAACTAGCAGTGCGACCTGGGTCATGTCGTTAAACTGACCCACTCTAACAGCTATTAATTAGGAGAACCAATGGCAGGAAAAAACGTAAAGCCGACCGACGTAACAGGTCGCATGCGAGCTGAAGCTCAGGCTCAGTTTGAGACAGAACAAGCAGACCGTGCTAATGAAATGGCCATGGTTTCTTTTCAGAAACAAGCTCAGCTAGATGAAGTAGTAGATGCAACTAAACCAAATGTTGCAACAGTTATTGTGGACAATCCAGTAGAGCTCTCTACTGACGAAGATACTGTAACTATCCGCGTAGTTCAAGATATTGAAAATATGACACTTGGAGTTGGAAATAATTACAACTTCAAAGCAGGTCAGAAATACAAAGTATCTCGAGATGTCGCAAAGCACCTTGAAGAAAAGGGCTACCTAGCTGGAGTTTTTTAAACTTAAGCTTTCAACGGGTGGCGTCTCTTCGAGGCGCCATTCGTTTTATAAGGACTATAGAGGAAAATGCTGGCACCATGGAGTGGTAGCAAAAGGAGATTTGGGTGGCTCAGTTATCTGATTTAATCTCTAGAGTTCGTCTGGAGCTTGGCGACCAGCCATCACAATTTACGTACAGCACTATAGCTGACGGTACGAACACCATGTTTGACCTAAATGCTAAGTACATAGAAATAAGTACTTTGTATGTAACTGTAAATGGTGTGCCAAAGGCCTATCCAACAAATTACTCCCTTGATGCTACCCACGGTCAAATTACCTTTACAGCCACCCCAGTAGCAGGTGCTGTTGTTCGCGTCGAAGGCGAGGGCTATCGTTATTTTCTAGATGACGATATTTGCACGTTTGTTAATACCGCAGTCACTCAGCACTCCCATAATCGTTCGGATGCTATGGGCTCACAAGTTACGATTGCTTCCATCCAGCCTGTAGAAGAATACCCAATTGCAATTTTGGCTACGATTGAAGCTCTTTGGATATTAGCAACAGACTCTTCTTTTGATATTAACATCACAGCCCCTGATGGCGTCATGATTCCTCGCGCCCAACGCTTTCAACAGTTGACTACGATTATTCAACAACGCATGGAGCAGTATCGTCAGCTTTGCTCTGCGTTAAATATTGGTCTATGGCGTATTGAGATGGGAACTCTACGCCGAGTTAGTCGTCTTACAAACAAACTTGTTCCAGTTTATTTAGCTCAAGAGATTGATGACGCTCGCCGTCCAGAGCGCGTTTACATTGAAAATAATCTTCTTGGACGTACGCCAATGCCAACCACAGCACAAAACTATGACATAGCGTTGTATCAAGGAGACTCTTACGAAGTAGAATTTGATTTTCCATTCGATACATCAGCACTTACATTTAAAGCACAGGTCCGCACATACCCTAATGCTCCATCGCTCTATGCATCATTTACGATAACTACTGTTTCTACTTCAGCTAATCTCAGTAAGATTAAGCTATCGCTTACAAGTAGTGCGACTAAATATATGCCTGTTAGAGCGTTTTGGGATTTACAGGCTACTGCTGCGTCTGACCCTGATTATCAAGTGACTTTTATTAAAGGTCAGGTGTTCACCACACAGCAGGTGACAAGTGACTAATTGCAATATCTGCGGGCAGCCTAACTGCAACTGTACAGCACAAGGAATTAATGTTATTCCTCGTGCGCCTATTGTTGTTAACGTTAATGTCCCAACACCTTCTACACAAACTCCAAATAAATTAACAGTCAGCCCTGGCGTGCAGGGAACTACTGGTATTCAAGGAGCACAAGGTACTCAAGGATTTCCAGGTCAAGGGCTTCAAGGCCCTTCTGGTGGGCAGGGTTTAATTGGTACACAGGGTGTACAAGGCGTACAAGGAACTCAAGGATTAACTGGACAAGGTGTTCAAGGTCTACTTGGTTTTCAAGGTGCGGTTGGTGCGCAAGGACAAAAGGGTGAACTTGGTGCGCAAGGTCCTAGCGGTTTGCAAGGAGCGCTTGGAACTCAAGGTTTCCAAGGTATTCAAGGTGCTGGTGCACAAGGTACTCGCGGTATTCAAGGTGACCAAGGTGCGCAAGGTCTTCAAGGCTCTGATGGTTCAATTGGTATCCAAGGTGTGCAAGGAACTCTTGGTCTTCAAGGATTCCAAGGTTTACAAGGTTTCTTTGGACCTATTGGTGCGCAAGGAGTACAGGGCCTGCAAGGTTTACTCGGTCTGCAAGGTAATGATGGTATTCAAGGCTGGGCTGGACCAATTGGTAACCAAGGTACTCAAGGAACAACTGGTTCACAAGGCGCTACTGGGCTACAAGGATTCGCGGGTGCCCAGGGAACTCAAGGTGTAATAGGTTTACAGGGTATCCAAGGTCTTAAAGGTGAGACTGGTTCATACAACGCTAAAGATTCAGTTTATGCAGCAACAATAAACCCACTACCTAATGCACCTTTCTATACTGCAGGAACATCTGGTGCTGATGGTGGTATGGGTGTTGGCGCTCAACTTGAAGCATCACTTAATGGAACTTTAGTTGTTGATGGCGTATCCCCACATGTTAACGCACGTGTTCTTGTAAAAAATCAAGTTGATGAATTACAAAATGGTATTTATGTTGTAACTAATACTGGTTCATCTATTACTCCATGGAGATTAACTCGCGCAGCAGATTACGACAACAGTGTCTATGCTGAAATTCGTAATGGTGATTATGTTTACGTTACCCACGGAACTCTTTCTGGCTCAGCTTGGTTGCAAAACCGAGATGGTTCAGGCACTAATGATGCAATCATTATTGGTACAGATTTAATTCGATTTGTTCTTACTGATGGTGTTGGTCCACAAGGTCCTATTGGTTTACAAGGTATTCAAGGTACAACTGGTATACAGGGTGCTCAGGGAACACAAGGGTTACAAGGGCTTCAAGGCTTTACTGGTACGCAAGGCACACAAGGTTTACAAGGATTACAAGGTCTTCAAGGTGACCAAGGTTTACAAGGTACTCAAGGTATTTCTATTCAGGGTATCCAAGGTATGGCAGGTTCTGTACAAGGAACCACTGGTTCGCAAGGCGCTACTGGCTTACAAGGAACTACTGGTGCGCAAGGAACTCAAGGTATACAAGGTGTACAAGGAACTTTAGGTTTACAGGGTGTTCAAGGAACGCAAGGACTTCAAGGATTACAAGGTGACCAAGGAGTACAGGGCCTACAAGGTTTACAAGGCAATCAAGGTACTCAAGGTCTTTTAGGTTTCCAGGGTCTGCAAGGTGCTCTTGGTTATGGTGTTCAAGGTATCCAAGGTTTGCAGGGACCAAATGCTGCTATCGCATTTGGGCCGCAGCCTCCACTTAATCCTTTATACGGTGACCGCTGGGTTGACTCAACTTCAGGCTCTGAATACACATGGTTAAATGATGGCGACAACGATTTCTGGGTAGAAGTATCTGCATCAGGTTTTAGTGGTGCCGCTGGTTTACAAGGTATTCAAGGACCTATTGGTTTTGGAGAACAAGGTATTCAAGGACCATCAGGTCCAATTGGTGTTCAAGGTATGCCTGGACCTTCTGGTCCTCAAGGCGTACAAGGTGCAACAGGCCTACAAGGTTTCTTTGGTATTCAGGGTATTCAAGGTATCTCTGGCGGTCAAGGTATTCAGGGTGGGCAGGCATTTGTTACTTATGGAGCAACACCTCCATTAAATCCTGCAACAGGCGACCGATGGATTGATTCTAATTCAGGTTCTGAATACACATGGGTATATGACGGTAATACTTACCAATGGGTTGAATTATCTGCATCAGGCTACTCAGGCGTACAAGGTCCCGCTGGTCCTGCAGGAAGTTCTGGCTCTCAAGGTTTACAAGGTATTGCAGGAGCTGCTGCTGCGCAAGGATTCCAAGGTGTTCAAGGTTTTATTGGAACGCAAGGTACACAAGGTCTTACAGGCGTTGGTGCGCAAGGAACAACAGGCGCACAAGGTGTTGATGGTTCACAAGGTTTAATTGGCCTTCAAGGTACGCAGGGTATTCAAGGCCCTTCTATACCTGTTACATTCTCTGCAACGCCTCCAAGTAATCCAAGTCTTAATGACCGCTGGGTTGATTCAACAAGTGGTTCTGAATATACGTGGATTTACGATGGCAACAACTATGCCTGGGTTGAACTATCTGCTTCTGGTTATTCTGGCGCTGTCGGCGCACAAGGTATTGCAGGCGCTCCTGGTTCTCAAGGTGTGCAAGGTATTGCAGGTGAAGTTGCCGCACAAGGTTTACAAGGTGTTCAAGGCTTCTTAGGTACCCAAGGTATTCAAGGTACTGCTGGTTACATAGGAGCAGATGGCATACAGGGTACGCAAGGTATTCAAGGTTTAACTGGAACTGGAGCACAAGGTACACAAGGCACACAAGGCCCTTCCATCCCAGTTACTTTTAGTTCAACACCTCCTCTATCACCAAGCGTAAATGACCGTTGGGTAGACAGTACCTCTGGTGTTGAATATACATGGGTGTTTGATGGAAACACTTATCAGTGGGTAGAACTATCTGCTTCTGGTTTTGCTGGAACTCAAGGTATACAGGGAGCCACAGGCGCTGGAGCGCAAGGAGCAGTTGGAACTCAAGGCGTAACTGGTGCGCAAGGAACAACAGGTATTCAAGGAATTATCGCTAGCCCAACTCCTCCAGCTACACAAGGAACTTTGTGGTTAGACACGTCTGTTGCTGGGAGCGCAAGTCAAGGAACAACAGGTGCACAAGGCTTTACTGGATTTACTGGAGCCCAAGGTTTACAGGGAACTCAAGGACTTCAAGGCTTGCAAGGAACTCAAGGCCTTCAAGGTAACCAAGGAACCTCTGCTTCTGATTTAAATGCGTGGACTTCTTACACTCCTACTTGGGCGTCTAATGGTGGAACTGCTCCATCTTTAGGTAATGGAACAATTACAGGTAGCTATAAGTTAATTGGCAAAACTTGTTTCTTCCAATTAAAACTTACTTATGGAACAACCACAACAGGCGGAACTAATGAATGGAAATTTAGTTTACCTGTAACAGCACAAAATGTTAATTATAATTTTCCAGCGTCTATACTTGATAACGGTATTGCTTGGTATGGGGCTACTGGTAACGGTAACTATATAAGTTCAACAACTGAATTTTGTTGCATAGTGCCAAACCCAAATGCATCACTTACTACATGGAATGGTGTCGGTGCTAGCACACCGTTTACGTTTGCTAATGGAGATTACATTGTTATTAGTGGAAGTTATGAGGCTGCATAATGAGTTTGCTTAAATATTATGACGCGGCCTCTGGTCAATGGCTTCCAGTTGTTGTTGGTGCTCAGGGTATTCAAGGTCCCGCAGGTGGCGGTGGTTCTGGCGGTGGGTTCACTTCTGGACCAACTCCTCCACTTAGCCCTGTTGTTGGTGACCGTTGGTGGGATACCGTCAATGGTGTTGAGTACACATACATTGCAGATGGTGACACCAATCAATGGGTTCAACTTATTGTTGGTGGTACACAAGGTCTACAAGGTTTTATTGGTTCACAAGGTACTGCTGGAACTATTGGTGTTGATGGCGTACAAGGCGCGACTGGTCTTCAAGGTTTAGCTGGAGCGCAAGGCGTTGCTGGTGCGCAAGGTATCCAGGGTGCAAGTATCCAGGGTGTACAAGGAACTAATGCTGGAATCACATTCGATTCAGTTCCTCCACTATCCCCTTCTATTGGCGACCGTTGGGTAGATAGCAACAGCGGTATCGAATACACATGGATTAACGATGGAAATAATTCAACATGGGTTGAAGTTTCTGCATCTGGATTTAGTGGTGTGCAAGGACCTGCTGGTCCTGCTGGTGCTGCTGGTGCACAAGGTTTAGCGGGAGCTGCTGCAGCTCAAGGCTTTACTGGTTCGCAAGGTCTTCAAGGTTTTATTGGAACCCAGGGATTAATTGGCGCTCAAGGTTTTGATGGTGTTCAAGGTATCCAAGGTTTACTTGGTGCCCAAGGTTTGACTGGTGCTGGTACTCAAGGTATTCAAGGTTTACAGGGACCAAATGCTGCAATCACTTTTGATGTTACTCCTCCAGCATCTCCATTACTTGGTGATAGATGGGTTGATGCAAACTCAGGCTCTGAGTACACGTGGATTTATGACGGTAACAATTACGCCTGGGTTGAAGTAAGTGCTTCTGGTTTTGCTGGTATTGGTATTCAAGGACCTGCTGGTGCGCCAGGTGCACAAGGTATTGCAGGTGCAGCAGCAGCTCAAGGTTTTGCAGGAGCTCAAGGTCTTCAAGGATTTATCGGCGCTCAAGGCTTACAAGGAAATGATGGCGCTCAAGGAACTACTGGTTCGCAAGGTTTAACAGGAACTGGTATTCAAGGAACCCAAGGTATCCAAGGAAACCAAGGTGTTCAAGGACCTACTGTTGGAATTACTTTCTCAGTTACTCCACCTGTCTCTCCAACTCTTGGTGACCGTTGGGTAGACGCGAACTCTGGTTCTGAATATACCTGGACTTATGATGGCAACAGTTATGCATGGATTGAACTTTCAGCATCTGGTTTTGCTGGTTACGGAATTCAAGGTGCGACAGGTACTGCTGGTGCGCAAGGTATAGCTGGAGCTGCAGCGGCTCAAGGATTTGCTGGTGCTCAAGGCTTACAAGGATTTGTTGGTACTCAAGGTGTCCAAGGATTTACTGGCACAATCGGTGTAGATGGTGCTCAAGGAACACAAGGTGTTCAAGGCTTTATCGGTGCACAAGGAGTTCAAGGCTCTCAAGGTATCCAAGGTCCTAATGCTGCAATTAGTTTTGGAACCACTCCTCCAGCATTTCCATTGTTGGGTGACCGCTGGGTTGATTCAAATAGTGGTGTTGAATATACGTGGATTAATGATGGTAATAACAACGCATGGGTTGAAGTATCAGCTTCAGGTTATGCAGGTATTGCAGGTGCTCAAGGAACGCAAGGTTTGCAAGGAGCTGCGGGCGCGGGAACTCAAGGCGCTAATGGTGCTCAAGGAACCTCAGGTGCTCAAGGTTTCATAGGAGCTCAAGGACTTCAAGGCTTTACTGGAAATGATGGCGTACAAGGTACTCAGGGTATTCAGGGTGCAAGCATTCAAGGAGCTACAGGTAGTGGCGCACAAGGTGTGCAAGGTATCCAAGGACCTAACGCTGCTTTAATATTTGATGCAACTCCTCCAGTATCTCCATTGCTTGGTGATAGATGGGTCGACAGCAATAGCGGCGTTGAATATACATATATCTATGATGGAAATAATTATGCATGGGTAGAAGTAAGTGCTAGTGGATTTGCAGGGGCATCTGGTGCTCAAGGTATTCAGGGAGCAACTGGTCAAGGAGCACAAGGTGCTCAGGGAACTATTGGTCTTCAAGGCGCATCTGGTGTACAAGGTTTTATTGGCGCTCAAGGGCTACAAGGTTTAACTGGTAATAACGGAACACAAGGAACGCAGGGATTAACTGGCGACCAAGGTGTTCAAGGGCTACAAGGCGTTCAAGGAAACCAAGGCGTACAAGGTCCGAACGCTGCAATTGCATTTAGTTCTACTCCTCCGTCTTCTCCATTACTTGGAGATAGATGGACAGATGCAGAGACTGGTGTTGGCTATACATATGTATATGATGGAAACACATATGCATGGGTAGAGCTTTCAGCTTCTGGTTTTGCTGGTGTACAGGGTATCCAAGGTATCCAAGGGCCAAGTGCAATAGGTACGCAAGGTACCACTGGTCTTCAAGGATTAACTGGCTCTCAAGGTATTCAAGGACATGACGGAGCGCTAGGTCCACAAGGATTAACTGGTTATGGCTCTCAAGGTATTCAAGGCACTACTGGTATTGGAATTCAGGGTATTCAAGGATTCCCTGGCGAAGGCGGTGCGCAAGGCACCACTGGTATTCAAGGTGGTTTTGGTCCTGTTGGATTACAAGGTAACACTGGTGCACAGGGTATTCAAGGAACTCAAGGAACATACCCAACAACCACAGGCGTAACTTTCTCTAACACAACCTTTACTGGAACAACCACTGTTGCTCAATTAATCGAGTCAGCGTCCATTAATCAATCTGCTCTTAATGGTGTTCTTAATTACTACATCAAAGCGTTTACTGCAGTGACGTTGTTTGTACCTAATGCAACAGGAAACTTTACGTTTAATGTCACGGCTGATGGTGCCCAAACTCTTGATAATTATCTAGCAGTTGGGCAATCTATTACTGTGACCATGCTAACTACCCAAGGAGCTACTGCTTATTATCAAACAGCGTTTCAAATTGATGGCGTTGCTGTTACCCCTAAGTGGTTTAATGGAGCTCCTACAAGCGGTAATACTAATGCAATTGATGCTTATACATACTCTATTATTAAAACAGCAGCCTCAACATGGACAGTACTTGCTAACAGAACTAGGTATGCATAATGCCGTTAGTAAGCTCGCTAGGAGTCGCCAGCACTAAAGGGACTAAAATTGGAGCTGTTCAATCAATTGTGCTTAATGGGTTGGTACTTCACTTGGACGCAACAAATCCATCTTCATATCCTGGAAGTGGGAATACTTGGTACGACTTAAGTCCATCAGTATTAAATGCTACTGGAAATTCTCCGCTTTCAGGAAGCGCTTTGCAATACAACACTCCATACACAACAGCCTCTACTTCAATTCTTAATACAGATGTTCACAGTATTTTTCTTTCAATTCGGCTTTCTGGCTTCAGCGGTACTTGGGATAAAATTTTTGGCTACGAACCCTCAGGAACTGACCGCAGCCCTGGAATTTGGCGCTACCCCTCAAATAACACAGTCCATTGGCGGTTTGACCCAGGGAATACTGACTCAGACTTTACATCAACAGCGACTGGGCCTTATCCAGCTCCTGGAACAGAGTTTACTGTGAATACCTGGTACTACATTGGCGTCTCCAAAAATGGCGCAACAACTTCCGTTTATGTAAATGGAAACAAACTTGGAGATAGAACAGGGCTTGCCAACCCCAAAACAGCGGGCAACGCTCCTATTGGATTATTTCCAGCGTATACAATCCCTGCCCAAATGAGGCATGTCCATATTTACAATAGGGTCCTCGGAGACGCCGAGGTACTCTCAAACTACAACCTGATTAAGAACAACCTTTGAACCTTTTGACTATATACCCCACAGAAGGGCAGAAGCCTCGTATACTTTTAACCAAGACGTCTCAGAGAGAGAAAAAATATGCCAATTGATTTTCCAGGCACGCCCACGAATGGGCAGGTCTATACATATGGCTCACGTACTTGGACTTGGACGGGATATGCGTGGCAAGCAACAACAACCACAACTGGTCCACAAGGTATTCAAGGACTCCAAGGTGTGCAGGGACCTTCTGGTTTCAACACCGATATCGTTCTTTTGGACGATTTATCGCCAAAGTTTGATGGCGTAACATATAGATTCCTTCCGACCTACCAAGGCGTGAAGGTGAACATCACCAATTCACAAAGACTCCTAGTCGCACTGAATGGTATAGTTCAAAGAGTAAGCAATTCTTACATAGCCTTTTCTGTTCCAGAGAATGATGTGGCAAGATACAATTGGTTACGAGTAGATAATGATGGCTACATTGTGTTTTCACAACCTGTAGCAGCAGGAACTACTTTTGATGGTCGAGTCGTGGGAGGACCAGACTCAACAGCACTAACAACAACTTATCCGTTTCCAGCAGCGGATTTATTAATAGGAGCGTTTTAATCCATGGCAAGAAAGATTCTATTAGATGGTGGTTATGCGTTTAACCCATCAACAAAGCAAGTAGTTCTACGACGCATCGTTCCAAAGGAACGCCTTGTTCTTATCACAAACGTAACGCAAAATAAAGTTATTTATAACTTCTCAGATACATCTCTTTTAGCAACAGGTTATGCAACCTACGGTGATAACCAGCTAACGGCAGCAATCCTTACTGCTACTGGTAACGGTACTGCGGTAACTTTCACAACAACTGCTAACCACAGCTTTACCCCAGGTCAACTTGTAAACATTACAGGTATCACTCCAGCGTCATTTAATCTTGCTGGTGTAACAATTACAGCAACAACAGCTAATACATTTACTGTTGCTTCAACTGTTACAGGTACATACTCTTCTGGTGGTTTGGCTTCTGCTGGTGAGTCAACTGTTATCACTCTTAATTACAACCCTGCTACAGCAGGTATGCTTTCAACTGACGCACTTCAGATTACTGTTGATGAGTTCTCTGAGCGTATTAAGCCAGATGAGACATACTCAGACCCAGTAAACAAGCTACGCGTCTCTACTCCACAGTCAATGATGGATACAGACTTTGAATACGCTAAGCAAGACACCAAGTGGGAAACACAGACCTTTACAAATGGTCGTCCATTTGCATCACAGCTTCTATTCAACGCTTTGACTTTGTCTGGTCTTACAACTGGTGCGGCTGGTACTCGTACTATTACAGCGACTTTGACAAACACCACTGTAACTCTTCTTGCTACAGGTGTTCAAGGCAATGGTACGACTGCTATTTATAACACAGCAACTGCACACGGTTTAACTGTCGGTCAGTATGTAACCATTACTGGTGTTACTCCATCAGGTTACAACACTAACTCAGGTATTCCTCTACAGGTCCTTGAAGTTCCAAATGCAACTTCATTCCGCCTAATGAACGCTACAACTGGTCAGTCATCAGTTGCTGGTACAGTAACTACTAACGTTGCTCCTCCAGTTGGAAGCCCAGTATCTGTACAAGATGCTTATTTCCCAGGCGTTGCTGGTAACTATGTTATTGAAACACGTCCTGGTGAAACTTCATTCACCTTTACTTCAAAGGCCCCAACACCAACAGCTTGGGCTTCACAGTCAATCTTTGACCCATCTAAGACTCTTATTCTTACTGGTGATTACTACCGCGATGCTGTTGTCGGTAACAACACAGCAACAACTCTTTCCTACACAGGTCAGGATGTAACAGTTACAACTGGTACAAACCACGGTCTTCAGGTAGGTAACGAAGTTGCAATCGTAGGTTCTACCTCAGGCGGTACTCCTCCAAACGGTAACTTCATCGTATCTCGTGTTCAATCACCTACTGTATTTAACATTTACGATAACCGCGGTGGAACAATCTCAGGTACCTTGCTTGGACCTCAGACTGCCACAACTGGTTCAGGTACTGTTGGAACTAACATGGTTACTCTTGCTAACGCAACGGGTGCTGTTGTTGGTGCTTCACTTATCTCAGCTAACTTCATTCCTGCAGATACTTACATCACAGGTGTAGTTGGTAATATCGTTTCATTGTCACAGAACCTTCTTGCAACAATGTCATCTACAGCTTGTACCGTAACTGCTTCAGTCTTTGCTCGTTCACAGGCTCAGTCAGTTCACCGTGCATTTGACGGTGGCGTTATGTTCTCATCTAACGGTTCATCTAACAACATCTCACTTGTTCGTCAAACACGCCGTTACTTCCGTTACCAATCAGGTAAGGGTATGCAGTTGTCTACAGGAACAATCTTGCAGCCAACATACACAATTGACAAGATGACCTACAGCTCACCATCTGTGACTGTTACAACAAAGGAACGTCATGGTCTACAGCCAGGTTTTGCTATCACCATCTTTGGTGCTAACGAAACTGGATACAATGGAAGCTTCTCTGCTGTAAACGTTATTGACCAGAACACCTTCACATACATCCCTGCTACTGCCCCAACTATTGCAACAGCATCTGGACAGTACTACCTATCAATTACTAACTGGGATGGTGCTCAAAACCGTCTTGGTCTATTTGATAACCAGAACGGTAACTTCTTCGAATACGATGGTCAGAACCTTTATGCAGTTCGTCGTTCTTCAATCTTCCAGATTGCGGGTCGCGTATCTGTAACAGGCGGTTCAGCAACTGTAACAGGCTCAACAAACTTCCCAACCAGCTTCAACAAGCAGTTGAACCCTGGTGACTGGATTGTTATTCGTGGTCAATCTTACCGCGTTGATACAATCGCATCTGACACATCACTTACTCTTACACAAGCGTACCGTGGACCAGATGCTTCTAACGTAACTGTCTCAAAGACACAAGACCTTCGTATTCCACGTTCAAACTGGAATATTGATAAGTGCGATGGAACTGGCCCTTCAGGTTACACACTTGACCTTACCAAGATGCAGATGTTCTACATCGACTACACCTGGTATGGCGCTGGATTCGTTCGTTGGGGCTTCCGTGGTCCTAAGGGCGAAATCATCTACGCACACAAGCTTGCTAATAACAACCAAAACCCAATGGCTTACATGCGTTCAGGTAACCTACCTGCTCGTTATGAGGCTTCAACATATGCTCCAACAACAAAGATTACTGCGTCTGTTGGTTCAGGTGATACAACCATTAACGTTGAAGATACTTCATCATTCATGTCACCTAAGGCAATTGTTACAACAGCAACTGGTAACTCAGGAGCTAACACAATTGTTGTAGGTAGCGCTGTAGGTCTTACAAATGGTCTTTGGGCTAACGCAACTAACATTACTGCTGGTACTCAGATTGTTTCAATCTCAGGTACAACCGTAACTCTTTCAGCGAACAATGCTGGTGCTGTTTCAGGTGCTATCACCTTCTACAGCCAGCCAGGTCTTGCTGTTATCAAGGACGGTACAAAGCAAGAACTTATCAACTACACAGGTAAGACCTCTAACACACTTACAGGTGTTACACGTGCTCAGGCTGGTTCTACATCAGTAACAACCACATGGGCTGTTGGTTCTAACACTGCAGTTGTTGGTTCTGCTACTGGTCTACAGGTTGGTCAGCGTATTATTCACCCAACAGTTCCAGAAGGTACCTTCATCAGCTACATTCAAGGAACAACAGTTGTATTCTCTAACTCACCAATGACAGCAAACCCAACAATCGTTGCTGTAGCTGGTGGTGCGACATCTGGTCAGGCCTTTACCTACTCAGCAACAGCTCCAGTTGAAGTCTTCCAGGCTATGCCTACAGATGCTCCAACTATTGCTCACTGGGGTTCATCAGTAATGATGGATGGTCGTTTTGATGATGATAAGTCACTTCTCTTCACATACGGCCAGACAGTGGGTACACAGCTTGCTCCTGCTACATCATTTACCGCAACTGGTACAGCATCAGCCTCTGCAACAGTAACCCTTGGTGCAGCAAACACCAACATCGTTCCTGGTATGTATGTTGCTGACTTTGCTGGTACAGCTGTCCCACGTAATACTTACGTAACAGCAGTTAACAGCTCAACATCAATTACTCTAAGTAACGCAGTTACTATCACATCAGCTACATTGACCTTCTGGGGTGCTTCTACAAAGGCTCTCATGTCAATCCGCGTAGCACCAGCTGTTGACTCAGGTGTGACAGGTAACTTCGGTACTAAGGAAATTGTTAACCGCATGCAGTTGATGCTTAAGGCTCTCGACCTTACCCTTACAGGAACAACCACAGGTAACGTACTTGTGCTTGCTTACCTAAACGGTAAAGTCTTTAACCCAACAGCAAACGTCAACGCACTTTGGAAGAACGCTGTAAACAACGCAACCTTGATTCCAAACTCCTCACTTGCACAGATTGTGGACTACGCTGGTGGTAACTACACAATCCAAGGTGGAGAAGCAACTGGTGGATTCTTTACCAACTCAACTGGTCAGGTTGACCTTTCACAGGTTCGTGACCTTGGTAACTCAATCCTTGGTGGTGGTATGCCTTATGGTAACACCGCTCCATACCCAGATGGTCCAGACGTCTTGACAATCGTTGTATCTAACGTTGGTACAACTGCTCAGACAGTTCAGGCTCGTCTATCATGGTCTGAAGCTCAAGCATAGAAAACGCTTCCGAAGTATGCCCCGTCAGAAATGGCGGGGTATACTTTTTTCACCATGAATCTAGTACAACGCTCAGTAGCAAGCGGAGGCAAGTTAGCTCCCTTAGTAATATCCAAAGGGCTAACCAACGGCACTGGCCTTATGAACCCTTCTATCTTTGTGGACAGCGATGGCGACATTCTTGTCAATCTACGCCACGTCAACTACACGCTTTATCACTCTGAGAACACTCAACAGTTTCCTTCCCATTGGGGCCCTCTGTCTTACTTACATCCAGAGAAAGACATGCGTCTAGTGACTGAAAATTACTTGATGCGTCTTGATAAAAACCTGAAGGTAATTAACCACACTAAGGTAGAGATGCTTGAGTTGCATCAACCTATCTGGGAATTTGTAGGGCTAGAAGATGCCCGCCTAGTGCAATGGCACAACGCTTACTTTCTTATTGGCGTCAGGCGAGACACTACGACTAATGGTCAAGGTCGTATGGAATATAGTGAATTAACTATAGACAAAGAGGCGTGGACGGCTAAAGAGATTCATAGAAAAAGAATCCCTGCCCCACCGCCTAATACATCCTATTGCGAAAAGAACTGGTATCCAGTAGTTGACGAGCCTTATCACTTTGTTAAATGGACAAACCCTACCGAGGTTGTCTACTCAGAGCCATATGCCGAAAGCACTAACCAAGTATTTGTTAAAGAATCTTTTCCTGTACCTAACGACCAACGCGGTGGTTCGCAGGTCCTTACCTGGGGGGATTATTATATCTCCATTGGTCATGAGGTTCAATTGTTTAAAAACTATCTACAGCAAAAAGACGGGTTCTACCATCACCGCCTTTATGTCTGGGATAAAGAGTTTAACTTGTTAGGGATATCTCCAGAGAAATGGACCTTCCTGGACGCCAGGATTGAGTTTTGTGCTGGGGCAGCGAAGCTAGGGGATGACTTACTAATAAGTTTTGGGTTTCAAGATAACGCAGCATTTGTACTTCGCGTTCCAGGAGCGGTGGTAGAAGAGATGATTGAGGAGGCTTTGACTAATGAAGTCCATTGAAGAGCTAATTGAGAGCGCTTCTCATGACATGTTTAATCCTGTATTAAACTTTGAGATTGCAGAAAAATATAATGAGCTGAATCAAACAGCTTCGGCGGTTTCGTTTTACCTTCGGGCAGCCGAGTATGGGGTTACTACCCACCCTTTGATTGCTTACACATCCTTGCTAAAGATGTCTATCTGCTTTAACGACCAGCGAGATAGAAACAAGACTGTGCTTAATAACATCCTTCAAGCTATGGCGCTTGTCCCTAATCGTCCCGAGGCATATTTCTTTTTAGCTCGTTACTATGAAGGACTGGCAGCTTGGCAGGAGTGCTACACCATGGCTTGCGTTGGACTTGTCTGGGCTGAAAATACATCGCCCCTGCCTGCAGATGTTGAGTACTACGGGCCTTATGTGTTGACCTTTGAGAAGGCGGTATCGGCTTGGTGGATTGGGCGCCAAGAAGAATCCCGTAACCTCTTTAAAGAACTAGACCAAATGGAACTAGAGCCTCGATACAAGGCCTCTGTAGAATCCAATTTGAGCAATATTCTGCCGTAGGATATGACATACTAACAAACACAATGTTTCTTTGAAAGGAAATATAATGGCTGATTTGAAGACCCAGTGCGCTCAATGCGCTAACAACATCGTCGTTGCAGAAATCCTTACAAAGGATGCTGACGCTGACGCAACATATCTTTGCCACGCCTGCCAAAAAATCCACGCTTAAGGATTAAGCATGAGAGCCTACTCGCCTGGCGGTAGGTTTGATGCAGATTTTGAGACCAACGAAATCCTTGCTGGTATTGCAACAGACTTACAACGCCCCGTCGGAACTTTTGCTAAATGGTGGGTCTTTGACCCTGTAGCAAGCCAGATGGACGATTTGTATAACGTTGGTACCGTCGATGTCGGGCGTCGCTGGAAAGGTCCTTATGACCTTCCAGTCATCAAGGCACGAATTACTCAAGGCGGTATTCCACAATCAGATTCTGGTTTCTACGGCGCGGATAAGTTGCATTTACTTCTTGACGCAGAAGAGATTGAGCGTATTGCTCCTAATGTACTTAATAATCCTGACATTCAAAACCGTGGGCGTATTGAATGGAAGGGTCAGTTATACCGTTCTTGGTTCGTACAACAAGCAGGTATTGTCTCCGAACGTTTCACCCTTGTTATTGTTGAGTGCGTACAGATGATGCCTGAAGAAATTGTTAATGACCCTCAGTTTGCCCAATACGCGTCTGGGGTCCCAGACATAATGAACTTGTAAAGGATACTTATGGCACTACATCACGCAGCAATTACTGTAGGAACTAGCCCAACTCTTTTAGCAACTATCCCAGCTAAGAGCCCAAATACTGCTGTCTTGTTATTTAATGACGACAACTCCGCAATATTTGTTGGAGACTCAACCGTATCAACCAGTGGGGCAAACCTTGGGGTAAAGATTAATAAGTCAACTACTACTACCCAGATTTGGTTAAATGCTGGGGACTCCTTATATGCAATCTCCGTTGCGGGTACGGCCACCAACGCGGTAAGCGTCCTATACTCCAGCCCATTCTAGGTCGCCTAATGCCTTTTAAATCCCAACAACAGCGTAAGTTCATGTACGCTAAACACCCAGAGATGGCTAAGGAATGGGAAGAGAAAACCCCTAAAGGTAAGAAGCTCCCTAAGAAAGTCAAAAAGAAAGCAGGTAAAAAATAATGTGTGCAACATGTGGATGCAAAGCAAAGAAGTCAGCTAAGAAGGCTCCTGCAAAGAAGTCGGCTGCAAAGAAACTTTCACCTAAGCAAAAGAAGCTCGACACAGATAAAAACGGCAAGCTAGAAGGCTCTGACTTTGCAGCTCTCCGTGCAAAGAAGGGTAAGAAATAATGTGCGCGACATGTGGTTGCGGAATGAAGAACCCAAAAGCCCCAGGATTTGGCAAGGGCAAGAAGTCGGTAGCCAAGGGGCCTGCTGTAAAGAAGGCTGCTCCTGCAATGAAGAAAAAGAGCATGGTTCGTAAGAAGGGTATGTAGTGAAGAAGCCTCCATTAAAAGGTAAGTACACTAAAGAATCTGACGAAAAGATGGACAAGTACTTAACTAAAGGTTTAAGCAAAAAAGAAAAGGACGAGTTCGAGAAAAAGGACAAAGCCCACGGCAAAAAGAAAAAGCCTAAAACCCTCCAAGAAGACCTGCCAATTGACAAGAAGATAATTAAAGACATAAAGAAGAAACGAAAGAAGTAAGTATTAAGCCCCTCGCTGAGGGGCTTTTTGCTTTATCCTTAAAGAGTAGTTCCGTGCGGACCTACGGCTGTACCCCTGCGAAAGACACTGCTCTCCTTAGGAGTTTTTACGATGGCTGACAAGATTTCACGTCCTGATAAGGACGACTTTGAAAACACAATCTTTCAGAATCTGCCTGACGCAAGGGACGTTCGTAATAACTGGCTAATGGTGACAGCAGCTGTTTTGCTGGGTAAGGCTGTGGGCAAGCGTGGTCGCAAATAAATTTTTAGAAAAAAATCTTGATGCTCTTACTGAAGAGCTAACAAACCTCACACGTGAAACCGCTGCAACTATGGGCTGGTCAAAAGACGTGATTGATAAAGTCTCCGTCTCTTGGGATGAAAACGGTATAGACGAAGAGTTCCCAGAGAGCATAGCCTCACAGGTAGATGACTTTGAGTATGGCTCAGCCAACAACACCCTCATGCCTGCCCTTAGAGTTTCTCAGAACAACTCTCAGGATTTGGTAGAGAAGTATGTAGCTAAGGCTATTGAAGAGTCCTTCATGAATTCGGAGGCGTTTAAATAAATGACAACCTCTAATCAGTTCTTACTTCGAGAAGAGTACGCCCTCAAAGACCTTATTGCTGGCATCACTGTTAAAGATGGTAAGAGCGCTGCTCGCCCTATGAAGGTCTGGTTCAATCAACCTGATGTTGAACTTCAAGCTATCACTTATCCCTATGCCCTTATTGACCTTGTTGATATCCAACAGTCCCGTGAGCGTCAAGTGGGTGGAGGCATGATTTATGACCATGACCTCAACGGCGCTGTGCCAGATGGTGGGGATGTTTACTCATACCCTCAGCCTGTTCTCTATGACCTTTATTATCAAATCACAACGTATGCCCGTCATCCACGCCATGACCGTGAGATTATTCGGCAGATGTTAAAGTACAAGACTCCTGGTAAATGGGGATACCTACCTGTTCCTAATATCGATGAGTCTGTTTATGAATATAGGCACATGTTTGTCGAGGGATTTGCAAAACGCGACACTATAACCGACGACCGACGTCTATATAGAAATACAATAACTGTTCGTATCCTAAGTGAAATGACTGAGGAAACGGCTCAAGACGCTCTTGCAATCGTGCAGGAAGTCCAAATCAATCCGACTACTACTGGTATCCCTACGGACTACTTCCCGCTTACACGAATCATCACAACAGAATAAATCTAAAGGAGATAATCAATGGCTGTATATCAACGCCCTGGTGTTTATGTTAATGAAACACTTAACCCAACACCACCATCAGCTGGCGTCGCTACCCTTACACGAGCCGCGTTTCTTGGTCCATCTAATCAAGGACCTCTAGGACCAAACCTTATTACTTCTTGGTCTCAGTTCACTCGCATCTACGGTACATGGCAGAATGACACAACTGATTTACTTCGTCACGCTGTTCACTCTTTCTTGGTGGATAACGCGGGTGGAGAATGTTACATAGCTCGAGTACCAGGAAGCGGATGGGCTGTTGCCTCTCGCTCTTTCTACGACAGCTCAGGAGCTGGAGGGTCTGCTGGTGCTACAGCTACCCTTCAAGTAAACGCAGCTAACCCTGGAGCATGGGGTAACGATATCTATATCGATATTGTTAAGCCAACAGCTACAGCAACAACATTTGCCGTTAACGTTTATTACGGAGATGCTGTAGAGCGTTTCACTGACTTGTCTATGGTTTCAACAGACAACCGTTATGCACCAAAAGTTGTAAATGGACAATCTCAGTTTATTTACCTTGTTGACATGTCTGACCCAGCTACTGGCTCAGCAGATGTTCCTGCATCTGTATTAGGAGCTCAACTTGCTGGTGGAACTAATGCATCTGGCGGACAAACAAGCTCAGCTGTTGCATCAAGCGTCGTAACTTTTGACACAGTACAGGAAAGCCTTATTATCAATGCTCCTGGTGTTACAGACGCATCTAGTGTTAATACACTTATTGCTTATGCCGAGGCTCGCACAGATTGCTTTATTGTAATTGATGGCGGTGCTCAGACAGTTGCCGACCAATTAACACTTGCAGCAAGCTACACAGCTAGCTCACGTGCTGCTTGTTACTATCCAAATATTATTATCAGTGACCCAACAACTACTGCTCCTGGAGTAGTTCGTACCATTAACAATGGCGCAGCGGTTATTGGTCAATACATATATACAGACCGCACACGTGACGTGTTCAAGGCTCCTGCGGGTCTTTTAACTCGTATTGGTGGCGCAGTATCTGTAGCTCCATTGACAAATGCAAACCTTGACTCTATGAACACAGCAGCGGCTCCTGTCAATGCTATCCGTTATGTCAATGGTTCTGGCATTGTCATTATGGGTGCTCGCACATTAAAGCAAGGTTATGTAGACAAGTATGTCCCTGTTCGTCGTACTCTTATCTATCTAGAGAAGACTCTTCAGGACTTAACTCGTTTTGCAATCTTTGAGCCTAACGATGGCAGACTGTATCGTCAGCTTACTGCTGTATGCGAGAACTTCCTTAACTCCTTCTGGCGTAAGGGCGGTCTTCGTGGCAACACAGCAAAGGCTGCGTACTATGTCATTTGTGATGGAACAAATAACACCCTCCAGACTGTTGATGCAGGGCAGGTCAATATTTCAGTAGGTGTTTCACTACAACGTCCAGCAGAATTCGTCGTCATTAATATTTCACAATATGACGGCGGAGTAACAGTCACCACCGCCTAAAGGAGATAATCAATGGCTGACAACAATCTAACCGAAGCAAGACGGTGGGGTGCTCGACAACACGACCCTCTTCGTAACTTTAAATTCTTTGTAGAGTTTGAAGCAGCATCTAACGGCATTACTCATTTTAATGACAAGGTTAAAGGCTTTACTGGAGGCTTTACCCAAGTTCAAGGGTTAACCATCAACACCCAAGCAATTGCTTATCGTGAAGGTGGATTCAATACTACAGTTCATCAACTTCCTGGACAGACAAGCTTCCAGCCTTTGGTACTTAACCGAGGAATGGTATATGGACAGGACCAAGCAATCCTATGGATGCGCGGTTTGTTTGATGCTTCTGGTTCTAATGGTCTTGCTGTAAAAGGAAAAGACTTCCGTCTAAACGTAAAGATTTACGTTAATGACCATCCAGCTACACCTGAAAGCAATACTGGCATCAACGGAACAGATGCTCGCGTCATGTTCACAGTACATAACGCTTGGATTTCTTCGCTGGCATACACTGACTTAAACGGAACAGATAACAACGTTTTGTTTGAGCAAATGACTTTGGTACATGAAGGCCTTTCTGTAACTTTTACCGCACCAGACGGTAAGGCTCAAGACAATGGCGGCTATTCAGATATCAAGATTATCTAATAACTAAACACAAGGAGAATAAATCGTGTCACAAACAACGACAACAGACGCAGCACAAATTAATAGGCTTGCAGAGGGGTTGACTGCAGGGCCTCAGGTAATTGCTACCGAGGCTCCTGCATCAACTACTGTGCAACTACCTGGTGGATATATAACGCCAGAACGTACTGTGGTAAGAACAGCTGAAGTCAGAGAACTTAATGGTCTAGACGAAGAAGCTATTGCCAAGGCGGGTAGTACCGCTAAGGCACTTATCACGGTACTAGAACGTGGTCTTGTAGCAATTGGCGATAAGCCAGCGACAAGAGAAGACTTAAGCATATTGCTCTCTGGAGATAGAGATGCAATTCTTTTAGGAATCAGAAAAGTTACCTTTGGTAATAAATCTGAACACGTTGGTTTTTGTAACCAATGTGAGGAACCACGTGAATTTGAAGTTGACCTCACGGAAGACGTTGAGGTTAAAGAGTTGGAAAATCCAATTACTGAACGTACTTGGAGGGTAAAGATTAAATCTGGCTACGCCACTTTAACTTTACCAAACGGACTAACACAGAAAAAGGTTATGGAGAACGCTAACAAAACTGTGGCGGAACTCAATACAATAATCTTAAATGGTTGTTTAGTCGGCATTAATGATTCGTCCATAACACCGTCTACCGTTCTAGAACTTGGTATAGCAGACCGCGAAACTCTTATACAAGAGATTATCGAGAAAAACCCAGGCCCACGCCTTGGGGAGGTGAGCAAGGCTTGCCAGGCATGTGGTAATGAAGTTGATTTACCACTAAGTCTCGCCGCTTTGTTTCGACTATAAGGAAACTGATTACGAGCTTTTAATGGACCAATACGAGCTTATTGCTCGTTCCTTTGGTTGGACTCTTTCTGATATCAGAGGGTTGTCATTTAGAGAGCGTAAGAATTGGCTAGAACGTTCTAAGAGAGGTAGGCAGTAGTGGCAAAGTTTAATGACAACATTGCTGCTGCTTTTGGCTGGGTAGATAAACTTGCTAAGCGAATGGGCGATGCAGAGAAATCATCTGCGGGCTTCGCTACAAATATGGCTAACGCCTCTAAAGGTGGAGGCGGTGCAAACCCAGGCGCAGGCGCTAATGGCTCTGTTGCCATGCCTTCTTTTACTCCGCTATCGGGCAGTGGCGGAAGTGTTGGAGGTCAATTCCTCAGTGGTCTAGGTAACTTTGCTCTTTCACTTCCTGGCATTGTTGCCCAAGCGCTACCTAGCCCACAACTTGCTGCTTCTTACCAACTAGCAACGGCCCGTCAAGGATTTTTTAGTGGCATGGGATTTGGCAATGCTGCTTCTCAACAGGCGTCAATGTCTCGTGGGGGCACAGCCATCAATTCAATGGATGCTGTTCAAGCAATCACAGCTTTGCAAGGCGCTGGTATTTATAACACAGGGCAAATTGGTAGGGGCATTGCAGCATTATCTAACTATGAGCCTGGCCTAGGCTTAGCGGGAACCGCACAGGCTGCAGCATCCATGAACCAGGGGCGCAGCGTTAATCTTATGAATGCTATTGGCGTTCAAGTTCGCGGCACTAACGGAATGTTTCGCGACCCTAATCAAATTGCAAATGACTTTGTAGATAAGATTTATCAATCCACCCCTCCTCTTCGCGGTAACGCTAGAGATGCTTTTGCTTATCTTATTGGTTCGCTTCAACCAGGTAATCAACTTTATGCAATTTTAAATACCTACATTCAAGACTCTAACATGCGTCAAATTATTATTGACAAGTTGTTTGCTAAGGCAAAAGGATTACCAGGAACCCCAAGCAAAGACCAACTTACTGAAGCAGGGCTATACACAAAGGTAACTGGGGCGCAGTCAAGCTACAATACATCACAGCTTAACTTAACTCAGATGACACAGTCTGATATTAATAGAGGAACAGCTGCAGCATTAAATACTTTAACTAAAGCAACAAATACTTTTGCTGACATGATTTCTAAGCAACACGCTTTGTTGTATGGATATGGGTACGCCAATACTTTTATGGGCGGAATGAATGGTGCGATGGGAACTCTCGTATCCTCATTGATTGGAAATATTATTGGACCAGTTCTTGGTAGAGCCCTTAGTCCTATGTTTAGCAATATTGGAAAGTCAATATCTACCAGCATGGGAAGCATAGGCGGGGCACTTAGAGTATTAGGCGGTGGCCTTGGTGCAATTGCAACCGCGGTTATGGGCGGTAAAGCTGGGTACAATGATGGTAAAAAACATAATTGGAATTGGGGAAGTTTCCTCACATCCGTAGCGGGTGGAGCTGCCTCTGGCGCCATGATGGGCGGGCCGTGGGGCGCATTAGTGGGCGCTGTTGGTGGCGGGGCTGTTTATGGTGGTGGTTACGCCTTTGGCTCACACAGCAGCGGTGGTGGTTATGGGGTTTCTAATACTTCACTTTCGGTACAGGGCGCAACACCCATGGCCGCATATGCATTAGCAACTGCCGCCTCTCAAATTGGAACTCCATATGCATGGGGCGGTGGTGGTATTGGGGGACCAACTAAAGGATTTGCTCAAGGAGCTGGAACTGTTGGTTTTGACTGTTCTTCTTTTGTTCAATACGTCTTTGCTAAACAAGGTATTAATCTTCCACGTACAACGTATTATCAGATAAAAGCTGGTCAGGGCATTGACCCAATGTCAGCTAGACCTGGCGACCTTTTGTTCTGGGGCTCACCTAACGCCCCTCATCACGTAGCTATTTACGCAGGTAATGGAAAAATAATTCAAGCACCGCACACTGGCGGAGAAGTAGAGGTTGCTTCAGTTGACCTTAGAGGAGTATCGGCAGCGCGAAGAGTCCTTGGTGCTGGTAACGGCAACGCTATCAACTGGTCAACGGTAATTGGAAATAACTCTTCTCTTAGCGCTAATGGAATGAGTTCTGTCCCAGGATATAACGACGCATCAATGTCTATGGCAAATGGCGGTGTTACTGGAGCATTTGGAACAACTACATCTACAGGCGGTTGGGGCACAAAGCTTGAGTCTGGTGGAGGGGACGCCTCAACAGCTGGAGGTTCAGCGGGCGGGTCTCAAATTGTTGGAGGAAGTTCTGCTGGTAATATTACTATTAATGTAACAGTCCCGCCATCTACTGACCCTAAGCATGTAAAAGCAACTACTAAAGCGGTTGTTGATGCTGTAAATAAAACAAAACATACAAGCGCATCTAGGAAAAACTAATGTCAATAACACAAAAAGAAATTGATGCCTGGTTAAAGACTGCTACCTCTCAGTCTTCTAAATACGCAACTGAACTTAAAGCCTACTCGGACGCAAAATCAAAACGTGAATCGAGTATTAAAGCTTCTTGGGGAGCTATTAATACTGCTTATAATGAATTAAATGGTTTAGCTGGTGGGGATAAAGTAGCTACTGATGCTAAGCCTGTTACAAATGTAACTGTTGGAAATAAGGCAGTTGTAACTTTAAATATTGTAGGTATCTCTACAGCCTCAGGAAGTAAACCATCGGTTAATGGAACTAAAATAACAATCCCAAAGATTTTTAATCCTGTTTCATTTCCCTCGTGGTTCCCAACCTTAAACGGGGTCATCCTGGACAGGTACTGGTATGAAAGATTTAGCGCCTATAAAACAAATAATAATTGGCCTGCTCCAAATATGAGTACTTTAGGCATTGACATTAACCACACTATTTATTTATCTTGGGCACATCAGTTTTTAACAAGCAATGATACTTGGACTTATTTAGATAAATTTATAAAAGCTGTTGGGGCATCAAATGCTTCGGAAGCAACTAAATTAGAAGCCATTAATGGATATGCAAGCCTTAAGGCACAAAAAGATGCTGTCATTAAAAAATACAATACTTTTCTAGCTCATATAACTACATCTAAAAAAGCAATAGATACAGCGGAAACTACATATCAAAATGCTCTTATTAAGATTATCAGAAAAGGAAGCGGCGGCGGCTCTAGTACTAGCAGTACAACTGCTACAAGCGGGGTACTGCCTCGAGTTGTTTCATATGCTGACTTTATACCGCCTATGTATACATTGCCAGCGGACGTAGAGTGGAACCTTCCACCGCATCGAGCTAGTCTACCAATCCAAGCAGACTTAGTGATGGGGCGTGAAGGCGTAAGAGCAGACGACAATTTACGCCGTGGTCGTTTTTGGTTTTATGCAGACTCTCAAGCTACTTTCACTCAGTCTAGCAGCACAAAAACCGATAAAGGTAGAACAGCATCTAATGGTGCAAAAACAAAATATGGTTTTCAATTCTTATGGAACCCTCAATCTTTTAGTACCACCGTTCAACTAAACGATGGGATGACCCCAAGCAGCACGCAATACTGGCAGACTTCTTTGCCTGTGTTTCCAAGCGGTCAACAATTAGATGTTGAGGTGGTAATCAGTAGAATAAATGATTTTGCTTCTTTTGGAGATTTAGTCTCTAATAAACAACAATCCGCCATAAATTACACATATGAAGACTTGGTTGCGGCTAAAGATTTAGGTCGTATAGGACGGCAGACTGGAGCTATAGCTGAGGCTCAAGCCGATTTTACTTCTGCAAAAGATAATTTATCAGACCTATTAACGAGCGTAGCTAATGACGCAGAGATTAAACAAAACTATACATATGCGGGCGATAGATGGGCTGAAAAAATTAAAGACCTCTACCAAAGAGGAACGCTTGCTGACATTGAATATATATACCGAACGGTTAACGGCGATGGCTGGACGCGCCTAGGCCAGGTCACTTCTGATATTGGTTTCTTAATGATGAACCTTGTAGAGATTGAAATAGGTCCAAATAGATACCTTGGATATTTAAATAGTTTAAATATTAACCACGAAATGTTTACGCCTAACATGGTCCCCACCCATTCAATAGTTCGTTTATCTTTTGTATTGATGTCATCCGCAAAAGTTGCACAAGAGATTAAGACAAAATAAGGAGTTATTGTGGCTACAGGAATTAAAGCAGGGTCTCGCTATTACATCTCTCCTATTGATTATATTCAATTAGAAGAGCATGGGGACCAACATCCTATTGTTTTTTACGAATTTGGGAATTTAGGAACAATCAACCCTGTAACTCATATATACACACAGGGTGAGCGCCTAGACCAAATAGCATATAAATACTACAGCAGACCTTCCCTATGGTGGATAATTGCTTTGTATAACCCTTCAATTTTAGACATATCTAATATTAAACCTGGAACAGCATTGGTAATTCCAAATGTATAATTTTTTAGATATTCAATTTCCTGAATCTCAAATAGGCAGGGTGTTTTCATATATGACAACACTAACTATGTCTAGATATGGGCACGAAACCTTGACAATGTACCTAGAGAATTGGGGGGTTGACTACAAACAAATAGAAGTGCATGCGCCAGTTAAAGCTATTGTTCAATCCCCATTAGGAAGAAAAGAATTTACTGGTTATGTTCACACTGTTACTCCAGAGCTGTCCCCTACAAAAAACTTTGTTGAAGTAGTTGCTTTTGGAGCTTCTGTTGTTATGAAGCAAGCATCCCAAAAAGTTTGGACTAAAGTTACGGCTGACCAAGTAGTTACTGAAATTGCAAAGAAACATAATTTTTCTTATCACTCTACTCCACATCCTCGCGTCTATGACCATCTTGCACAAACTGGTGAAACAGATTGGGAATTTATTTGTAAGCTGGCCTATAAGAGCGGGCACACTTTAAGGGCAGAAGGTACGGCTTTGTATTTTGACCCGTTTTATAAAGACTTTAACGACTTTAAAGCATCGGCCCCTGAGTTTGTTATGCGAGAGGCAAACCATCCTAACGGGTCAAGCTTGTATAGTTTTTATCCAACCATTGGAGAAGCTTTAGTTTTTGATGGGGCTATGAAAGCGGCAACAGCTGTGGGTGGCGTTGACTTAGGCTCATCAAACCCATTAGTAGTGACTAACCCAAATAGACCAAACACAACTAGAGGAACCTCTAGAACTGAATCGTATGACAGGTTTCACACAAAGGCCGTAGTACCTGATGCCACTGTCGCTATTCATGAGGCAATAGCGGCTGATGAAAGAGCTAGATATCCATATCGCGGCACAGCAGTTGTTATTGGTGATGCTCGTTTAAAACCAGATATGCCTGTGTTCTTGAATGGAATCGGTGACGACTATTCTGGTTTGTGGACAGTGTTAGAGACTACCCATCATATTGAGGCTATGAAATTCACTACAGAAATTGTTGTTGGCACAGACTCTTTGGGCCCTACTAAGGGAGCTGCTGTTCAAGCCCCAAATAAAATACCAGTAAGAGTAGTATCTCCACTAACCCCAGCAAAATCTAAATATCCAACATCAAAATTTTCTAAAAATACAACACCTAAAAATAAATCTATTACTACTACAGGCGCTGGTAGTAAAATTAAAAATAGACAACAGCCAGCGGTGACTCGCTCTACTAAAAGTGCTCCAGGTCAATGGGTGGGGACATCTGGTAACTTAAGGCAGCAACCAACAAAGAGCAATGCAACAGCTGCTGCTGTGGCGTCATTGAGGAGCCGTGGTGTTAGATAATCATTATTATGGTTTATACAGAGGCATCTGCAAAGATAACCAGGACCCTACTAATCATGACCGCATAAAGGTAGCCATTCCAGATTTATACGGAAATGATTTTATTACAGATTGGATTCCTGGGTGCATGCCTGTAGTCAGTAATGCTGACCACCCAGACCACAAAAAGCATTTAGCTTCAGAAGTAGCTGCCCTACTCAAGGCGCATACCGACCACACCTTTAGTGGAAACACAGGGAGTGGGGGCTCTCCTTCTCACACTCATTCTTTTTCTTTTACTGTAGCCCATGACAATAATCATTCAGGTAAAACCCCTGACACATCTAACTACTTAGACCATCAGCATGTGGATAGCAGCACCAATACCAACTTGCCTTCAGGAAATAAGAAGGACTTATACGATACGCAGGACGCTAGCCCACAGCATACTTATCATAGGACGATTCCAAATCTGAACCAAGTTGTTTGGATTATGTTTGAAAAGGGCGACCCTAATTTTCCAGTATGGATGGGAGTGTATAGCTAATGGCTGGTATTGAAGGTAGAGCAATAGCGTTTCCATTTTCTATAAATGCTAGTGGTTATATTGCGTATGATGAAGATGACAACGTTATTTGGGAAGACAGAGTACGCTGTGTATTAATGACAAATTTAACGGAAAGAGTTATGCGTCCAGATTTTGGAAGCAGGCTTGCAGCTTTGACATTTGAGAATGAGTCCTCAATAGCTTCTTTGGCTGAAAAAATTGTTTCTTTTGCTTTTGCTATATGGTTACCGTCATTAACACTTAACTCAGTAATGGCATACCCAAATGAAGCTACAAATACCATAATTGTTCAGGTAATCTACACAACTCCAGTTGGGTATACCGAGACTCTTACATTAAAAACCGTTACCTTAAACCGTTACGGGGAAATAGTCCAGGGAGGATAAAATGGCTACAGCTAACTATAATAACTATGTCCCCCAAGTGGACTATACGGTGCGTGACTACGCGTCTATTAGTGACGAGTTAAAGAATCTTATTCAATACTACTTGCCTGCATGGACCACTAGAGATACAGCTGATTTTGGAATAACTATCCTTGAGCTGTTTGCCTATATGGGCGACATCATGTCTTTTTATATTGACCGCTCAGCAAATGAAGCTTTTTTAACTACTGCTAGCCAGCGTAAAAGCGTATTGGAAATTGCTAATCTACTTAACTACCAACCTGCGGGAGCTCGGGCTGCAAAAGTAACTTTAACTTTTAGTAACAGCACGGCAAGCCAAATTTTAGTTCCTGCTGGCACCCAAGTATCTACTACAACCGTACTCAACTCATCTAGTCAACAAATTGTATTTGAAACAGATTTTGATGTTTATGTTCCAGCAGCAATAAGCCTGAACCCATTAACTGTTGGAACAGTAAATACAACGGCAACTGAAGGTCAGACCGTAACAACCGACCCTGCTCAAATTTCAGATGGGCTTGCAAACCAAACGTATCAGCTACTACAAGAGCCCGTTATTGATGGAAGCATCTCAGTCGCTATTGACGGAATTCCTTATACATATATAACTAACATTATTGATGCTGCAGCAAATGACCCAGTTTTTTCCACAACAACAGACGAGTATGGCAATACTTACGTTCTTTTTGGTGACAACACTGCGGGCCGAATCCCACCAATTAATGCGGAAATAACTTTTGTCTACCGTGTTGGTAGCGGGGCTTCTGGAAATGTAGCTGCTGGTTCCCTCAATAAAATTATTAATTTAACTACTGCGGGGTTAAACGTCTCACAGACTACCGCTGCCTACGGCGGAGCTGACCAAGAACTAACCGACTCTATTAGAGTTAATGCTCCAAAAAAGATTGCAACTTTAAATCGTATTGTTACACTACAAGATTACGCTAACTATGTAACTGCAAACGTCAGTGGTGTTGACAAGGCAAATGCCGTAGCAACTTCTTACAATAGCGTTGTTTTATACTGTGCTCAACAAGGAGACCCAGGAACTTCTGGCGGTTCATTTACAGATGCCTTTTCAAATCTTAAAACAAAAGTTGCATACTCATTAACAGACGTAACTCCCCCAACGGCAACTGTCACTGTTTTACCTCCAGTTTATGTAGCAGTAGACGTGACTGTAAGCGTCACCATTAATGCAAAACGACGTCAATCAACAACCCAAACTGCTGTAAATACCGCAATAGCAAGTTTGTTATATTTTGTTAATACAAGCTTTGGCCAAACTATTAAAGCAGATGATATAAGAAACGCCATATCAACGGTGGACGGCGTTGACACTTATAACATCACTTTGTTTAATAGAACAGGTAGCTCAGGAGTTTCAGACTTAACATTTGCTTACTACGAGATTCCATCACAAGGAACCATTACGGTAACCCCTACTGGCGGAATTATTTAATAAGGAGAAGAAATGCCAACGTACGCCTCATACCCTGCAAGTATCGTTACTACGTTTACTACAAAACAGAACAACGTAGACCTAATTGATGCTTCTGACCCTAACTCTATCCAAGCTGAAGTACTTGCTGTAGAAACCACTTTAGGTATTACCCCAAATATTTCAGGTAAGTTTGGAAAGAATGCTTTAAATAACTTTCTTACTCTAACTACAGCAGGCTCAAGCACCCCAGACATTACAAACTATATTTATGCGGGATTGTCAACTTTCAGTACAGTCTCTGACCGCATTACCAATGTGGAGGGCCTAGCTAATTATGCTTTAAGCCAAGCAAGCACAATCCCCGCATTAACAACAACTGTAGGAACCAATACTACGCAAATTCAAAACAACCAAGCGATTGCGGTAATGGGCGGATACTAATAAATGGCACGTTATGGAGTTGACTACTACGGTCGCGCTTATTACGGAAACATAGCCCTTGCTGACTATGATGCTGCTCCGTTTAATGCGACCGCAATTGACTATGGAAAAATCTTAGTTGAATGGGCAACTCCTGCGGGTAACTGGACAGGTATTCGTCTACTTCGTAATAGTTATGGTTTTCCGCAAACCGCAGATGATGGAACAGTCCTTGTGGACCAAGTTCGAGGAAACACAGCAGCAGCAACTCCTGTAAGTTTTTATGACCCAGTAGGTATAGGGCAATCAATTGCTCCTAGAACTGATAACGAGGTTCACAATAAAAAGAGAGAAATCATTAACTGGTCTGCTACAAGCGGTATCTTAACAATAGAAATAGTTGATGCTTCTTATGTTGTGGCTGGAACTTCTGTTTCCATTTTTGGAGGCACCTCTGTAGACGGGACATACACCGTAAACAATGTAGCTCTTACACAGCCAACTCAATCACGCCCAGTCATATTCCCTCAAACCTACACTATTGAGGCCCTATACAGCGGAGCAAACATTAGTGGTCAGGGCGGGTACCTACTTATCAACCAACTAGAGCAAGAACATTTTTATTATTATTCTATTTTTGTTAAAACTCTTTCAAATCCAGTTTATGTAAGTAGTGCAATATCTAATGGTGACGGGACAGTTACATATACCACTTCTGGAGCGCATACATTTTTAGTAGGAGACCTTGTTGGCGTTAATGGTATGTTCCCAACTACATACAATATTTCTGGGTATCAAGTTACTGCAAGAACTACTAATACGTTTACAGTTGTATCGGGAGCAACTGGAGCTGCAACGGTTTCAGCTACCTCTGTCGCTGGCCTTAATACCCAATGGGTTAGAGCAGGTAATGCGGTAGGACTATCCGTTAAAGACTACGGAACTCAAGCACTTATGTATAACTATCTTCCAGATATTTATAAAGTAGTTGACACAACACAAAGTATTGAAAACCAAGAGAACCCTACGCTACGTAGCTTCTTAGCTTTATTTGGTTTTTACTATGATTTACTTAAAACTTATGCGACCCTAGCCTCAACCAGATACGACATGAAACACGTAGCTGGTCAACTACTACCCGCTGCTCTTCAAGAATTTAAATTTATTTATGAGCCAGAACTTGGATTTAAGAGAATGCGTTCTTTGCTTGCCAACGCTACTCACATCTATCAATCAAAGGGTAGTCTTGTTGGAACCAAGGATTACATAAAATCATTTACTGGTCTTGAGTCAACAATTGTTCAAGGCAAAAACTTGATGCTTGATAATGACACCAGCTCCTTTGAACTAGGAATTGGTAATTGGAAAGTAACTAATGGAACTATCACCGCAGGTGTTGGGGCTTATATTAATAGCTGGACAACAACAGGAACTTCTCTTACCTTAAACTTAACTTATCCATCAACTTCTCCTTATGCTTTTACTAATGGAAACGCTGTACGCATTCAAGGGTCTAGCGGGTTAGATAATATTTATAGTTCTGGAGTAACCTCATCATCAACAACTAATGCTTTATATGGAATTACTAACACGACAATCACTATGCCGTCTGCAGTTGCTGCCAACACAGGCTCTGGCGGACATGTATACCCCTATACGTTCTTACCTTATCTAGAAGGTAGTAATCCAAATCAAATTAACAACGCCCAGTTAGGTGTTGGAGTTATTAAATGCACCAACGCTGGAACAGTCACAGCTAGATGCGCTGACTCTGCCTCTCCTCTTCTTACTGGCATCCCAGTATCAGCAAGCACAAACTACACCTTTAGTATAAAAATGTTATCTGCGTCTACCACAAGGTCCTTTACTTTATACATCGACTGGTATGACTTTAGAGGAAACCTATTAAGCACAGTAACAGGAACTCCAGTTACTAGCAGTAGTGTTAATTGGACAACAGCATCGGTAAGTGGGTTATCTAACCCTTCAGCATACTTTGGAATTGGAAGAGTAGCTATAGCAAGCGCTGCCTTGGATGAGGTGCATTACATTGATGCTGTTCAGTTTGAGGCTGGGTCATCAGCTACTTACTACCAAGATGCAAGACAACTTCAAATCTATGTCCACGCAGATAGAGTAAATGAGTTTAAAAATCCAGACTTTGACTACGGAACTACAAGTCCTTGGTCTGTGACTGGTGCAACTCTTGCGGTTTCTGTTGGTGAGGTAGTGGGAACCACATCAACTAATATTGCAACCAGCGCAAACGCAGGAGAAATTTATGCCACAGGAACCGCTGATGTTGAGCTACGAAGCTGTTCGGTAGCGGACACTGCTAATTACATTTCAGTACTCGCAGGTAACGCATATACCTTTAGTGGTTATTTCATCATGTCTTCTGACAATAACCCTACGGTAAACCAAAACATTGTTGTAAAAATTGATTGGTATGACTCCAGCAAAGTTCTTCTGGGAACATCATCTAGCTCTACTTGGGTTGTTCCTTTAAATTCAACCCTCACATTTGCTCGTCCATTTGTTACCGCTACAGCCCCTGAAGAAGCAGCCTATGCCATTGCTCGAGTTACTTGGGTAGCTCCAACTGCTGCAGGTATTGGCCTTGTGTTTGACCAAATGCTTTTTGAGAAGAGCTCCTTTGTTCTTGATTACTTTGATGGAAGTTATGGTTATGCAGACCAAAACGATTTGCTTTGGCAAGGAACACCAGGCGCAAGTCGAAGTCACTACTATCGTAATCGCAACGCTACCTACGGGCGTATAAAAACAACTCTTACCGACTACTTATTAACTGGCACGAACTATGCAATTTACTACGGAGCGTTGTAGTATCCACTCATGGAAACAATAATCATCTGTGCTTTGGCGTCTTCTTTTTTCCTAGCCATCTTCAATGAAGTTGTAAGACTCAGATGGTGGAAAGCACCTATTGCCGTAGGGTTATCTACCTGTGCTATTGCCGTAGTAACGAGGGACGTGACTATTGCTCATAGGACTGTCCTAGTTTGTGCTACTTCGTTCCTTTCATTACTTTTGTTACTTGTTGCAGATAGGCTTGCCACTCCGCTTTTCCCGACGGTATTGCCTCCTAAGCGCTAGGTGTATTACACTTAGGTTTCCCCTTGGAAAGGAAACCTATGGACTCAGCATTTCTCTTTGTTGCTGGTAATGGACAGACCAGTAAAAACAATATCGAAGCGTTGTTAAATGATTACATCGTTCCTTTAAAACAACAGAACATCAAACCTGTCATTGTTCCGATAGTGCTTAACCGAGCATCGGAGGGTCAGGTTATTGCTGCAAAGTTTGCTCGTGAAAAAGGCATCGATTGTGTTGTGTATACACCAGATGCATCTCGACTATCGGCGTTCCCTGCTGCAGATTTTACTGAATCAAAAGACCCACTCAAAGAAGCCTGCAAACTTTACAAAGGCGCAATGTCTAAGGTCTATGGCTTCCTCTTGTGGGATGACGAAGACCAAGACTCTGCCGATGCCCTAGCCACCTTTAGCTCTAAGGGTATTGGCTGCTATGACCTTACCAACGGTCTGACAGATATTACCCCTGTAGCGGGCTTGAAGCCCCCTACAAGACGCGCTGAGGCTCCTGAACAGGAGAGACTAACCGAAGAGCAGGAGGAAGCCTCTGCGGACGTCTCAGAGGATTCTGAGGACTACTCTGCTGAGGAAGAGGCTCTTATGGAGGCGGTCTATGACGCCATTTATGAGATTGCAAAGGTAGCTGTTCGTAGAGCCATGAGGGACAAATGAGCCCTGCTGCCCTAGCCATTTACATCTACATGCTCACCAAGGGTGAAGTCCTAGCTGCTGAAAAGATAGTTGAGCTAGGAGAACTCAAATATGGCAAGCACGCTACTCGCACGGCCTTGCGTGAACTCAAGGCTATGAATTTAATCTGGAGCAAGAGACAACCTCAAGCCAGCGGTCGTTGGGCAACCATTCAAGGGTTCTCTTTACCCGACCGATGGCTACTAGATGGTGTTCTGCACCAAGACCCATCTAATGGGATTTACACACTGCTAGTAAGCTTATACAGCTTCTATAGCAGTAAAGCTAATATAACCAATATAGCTACTACAACTATATCTAGCAGTATAGCTAATACTCTTAATTCCTATGCATACCCGAAAATGAATTTCGGAAAAGAAAAAAATAAAAACATAATTAATATCGGAGGTAGCACCGTGAGCTTCGAGTTTTCAGCTGATGATTTAGAGTACGAGCAAGAAAAGGCTCGAGACAAAGTCAAAGGCAAGGCTCAAAAAAATCAAGACTACAAAGACGAGAAGGCTGTACTTAACAAGAAGCGCAAGAAGGCGCGAAGTGAGCGTCCCGTCTCCGATTGGGATACCTTAGATGTTGCGCGAGAGTTTGCTAACCGTTTACATAATCGCTTTGACCTACCGCCTTGGGAGATGTCTGAAACCCGATTTGTTTATGCGCTTGGTTTGGCTGAGAAAAAACATGATTCAAACCCTGAATTAGAGTTGAAGATGATGGACCTACATCTTGCTGAGCCTCTTGTGCGCGGTATGAAGAACCCCACAGCTATTGCAATGCTCTTTGTAAAGAACTACGGTTCCCTTCTTGAAAGAGCTAAGTACCAACATGTTTCAAAAGAGCAATGGGATGAGTACTATGAGGGATTGAAGGGGGCAAACAATGACCTACTCGATTGATAAGTTAACGCTTGGTCGTAAGTCTTGGTTGAAGCTTGCAAACATTCCAGCAAAGTTTGTTGGCTGGCGTTTGGAAGATTGTGTAGACCTTTCAGAAGATGCCCATAAAGAATTACAAGGCTGGGTCAATAAAGTTAAGACTGGTTTTGTCATCCGAGCTTATGGTGGAAAGATGTGTGGTCGCGGTTTACTTTTCGCAGGTTCTCCTGGATTAGGTAAGTCAACTGTAGGAGCTGCCTTGCTTCAAGAGATGATTACCACATACCCATTAAAGTCTTTTGATACTGAAAGTAAAGCCCTGTCACGTCCTGTTTACTTTACTTCATACACAGGGTTAATTGCCTTGCGCGGTCAAATAATTAGCGGAGATTATGAAGAGCGTGAATACAAAATATGGCATGGCATTTTAGGTAACTGCAAAGATGACGCATTTAATATCAGAGTACTTGTTATCGACGATGTGGGTAATGAACATAACTATGGTTCTGCATGGCAAAAGAGCTTGCTACACGAGGTAATACGAACTAGGTATGAAGAGGGTTTGCCTACAATCATCACCAGCAACACCAACCCTAAGGACTGGGGCGACCAGTATAGCCCTGCGACACGCAGCTTTTTAAACGAAGCTTTTTATCAAATACGCCTCGCAACGAACGAAGGTGATTTAAGATTGAGGGGTGGTGACCAAAAGACTAATCCAAGTATTCCTTAGTACGAAGTCTTCATTTAACCCTGGCATCTTTGAGGTCAGTGTGGATGATGCAGATAGGCTTTACTGCACCTGCCCTGGATGGCAGACCACATATGATTGTAAACATCTTAAATTTGTTAGAAGCAAAATGGATACCAACAACGGAACGTATCCATTAGAAATTTCACAAAAAGCAAGTCAAGAAGAAGCAGCACTAGCACAAGGCTCTGACGAAGAGTTTCGTGAGTTCATTATAAAATACGGGAGAATAGAGGTGTTCTAATGCGTAATGGTGATATCAGCAATGATATGCCAAAGCGTTTTTTAGTTCACATCGATGTAATTTCTAAAAGCACAAAAACTACCGTAACAAAATATAAAGTTTTAAAGAAAACACAGACAGATATACAACTAGACTCCGTTGCTTTAAGTCGTTTCTATATTTATACAGTTCAAGTTGGCGTCACCCTAGAGTTGGTGAGCACTTCTCATACACAAGAAGAGTTAGATAATGTTGTGGAGAAGTTAGATGCTGCAGGAACTAATCCCTTCCGCTATCACTCTGCTTATGATGATGTAGCTTCTCTTGTCACGACACTCCCATATCATCCTGAAGTAATGGGGGTAGTGGACTTGCCCGAACGCTTGCTAATGTACGGCCACTGGGGTTACTCGTTTAGAGATTTGTTCGGAGGTCGTTGATGTTAAACGAAACGAGATTGCTACATAAAGCAATATCTTTACAAGACCTTGCACCAATTCTTACAAAAGCTGTTGATGAAACTTGGTTTGATATAGATGAAGACCGACGTCTTTTCTTATTCATGCGCCAATTCTTTGTTAACTACGGAGAGTCTCCAAGCATTGATGCAGTAAAAGATAACTTTCCAGCTTTTGATTTAGTTGAAGTTAGTGACCCTATTGACTATCTCCTTGATGCTGTTGTTGCTGAGCGCCGTAAAAAAGCAACCATTGCAATGCTTGGCGAAGCAATCAAACTTATTGATAAGGAGAAAGACCATGAAGCAGCACTGCTTGCTTTACAAGGAGGGCTCGTCGGGATTGAAGCTTCATCTTTTAAAGGTGCAGCTACTGTCGACCTCACGAACAATCCTGAACAACGGTATGAAGAGTACCTCACACGAAAAAATACTCCAGATGGAATTCTTGGTTACAGGACAGGATTTCCAACGATTGATAAAAGCATCAGTGGTATCCAAAACGGACAGCTCATTGTTGTAGCTGCTCTTCCTAAAACTGGTAAGTCAACACTTTGTTTACAAATGGCTTTATCAGTTCATGAGTCTGGTAACCCCGTAATGTTTAAGTCTTTTGAAATGACAAACGATGAGCAAGCACGTCGCTACGACTCTATGCGTTCTCGACTTTCCCACCACCGTTTGATGACAGGTACTTTGGAGCAGGAAGAAGAAACTAGATTCCTTAGTGGCCTTAAATCATTAGCAAACTTCAAAGCTGGATTCCACCTTGTTCCAGGAGCAGAGGGTAGAACCGTTACCTCTATCGCTAATAACATTCAAATCCTTCAACCTTCATTAGTGGTAATTGACGGCGTGTACTTGATGCAAGATGAGCAGACAAAAGAAATGAATACCCCAGCTGCTCTTACTAACATTACGCGTTCTTTAAAGAATCTAGCGCTTAATGTAAACATCCCTATTGTTATTAATACTCAATATCTAGGTCATAAGATGAAGGGCGGTAGAGCAACTCTTGACTCTATTGGTTATGCATCTTCCTTTGCTCAAGATGCTGACATTGTTATGGGCCTTGAGCGTATTGATGATGATGACTCTGTTCGTTTGTTAAAGATTATGGCTAGCCGTAACTCAGGCGGTGCTGAGGTAAAGCTTTCATGGGAGTGGGATACAGCTACGTTCCGTGAGTTTGAAGAGGATGACTTCTAATGGAAACTTCACAACTAGAAGATTACTTAGAGACTTTAGAGATACACCCAACAAAAACCGTTGGGCAGGAGGTATGGGCTAAGTGTCCAGGACACCTAGCACGCACTGGCCATGAAGATAGAAACCCATCTTGGTCAATCAATGCAAGCACTGGTGCACATAGATGCTGGTCATGTAATTTTAAAGGAAGCTTTCCTTTTCTCATTGCATACGTCACTGGCGTATCTGTAGAGGATGTTAAAAACGGAGAGGCTTGGATTAGCCAAAGCGCAACTGGATTAACCAAAGCATTTGAATCATTATTAAAAGAACCAGAGACAGAAGTTATAGAAACACTTCAAGAGTCTTCCATGGCTTTGTTTACATATCCCCCATTGAATGCTCTTAAGTCTCGAGGCATAACTGCTGAGTCATGTCGTGAATGTGAAATCCTTTGGGACCCGCGACGAGAACTGTGGATTCTTCCTATCCGTGAACCGCGAACAAACAAACTGTACGGGTGGCAAGAGAAGTCTTATGTAGGTCGTTATTTTAATAACTATCCAAAAGGAGTTAAAAAGGGGCATACTCTTTTTAATTTTAATAATTGGGGCCATGCTAAAACAAGAATCATTGTTGAATCTCCCCTAGATGTTGCTCGACTTTATTCAGTCGGCTATCCAAATGCTATAGCTGCTTATGGAGCTGGGCTAACAAAAGAACAAAAACAAGAACTCGCTTCTGTTGAACATTTAATGTTGGCATTTGATAATGATGATGCTGGCAGAAGTTGCACTTTAGATTTACTCAAATGGGCTAGAGGAATTAACAAAGGCGTTTGGGTATTTAACTATGCTGAGACAGACCAAAAGGATGTTGGGGGCATGAGTAAGGTAGAGATACAAACAGGTATTGAGAACGCAAAGTTTTCAGCCATGATGTCAATATAGGGAGATAAATGATTATTGGAATTTCAGGGTACGCACGTTCAGGCAAAGACACCATAGCTGAATATTTATGTACACAATTTGGTTATAGAAGAGTTGCTTTTGCCGACGCTATTCGCAACTACCTTTATGATTTAAACCCCACCTACAATCGAGAAGGAAACACCATTAAAGAGGTTGTTGAGGCGCTTGGATGGGATGAGGCTAAAAGCAAACCAGAGATTCGCAAGATGTTGCAGGATGTGGGAGTTGCTGCTCGAAAGAATTTTGGCGAAGATTTTTGGGTAAATATAGCTCTTAAGGACGTCGCTTATACAAGTAACGTAGTTATCACCGACGTTAGGTTTCCAAACGAAGCCAAAGTTATTAAGGATAGGGACTATTCTCAGTTGTGGAAAGTAGAACGACCTGGGGTTGGGCCAATTAACGCTCATATTTCTGAGACTGCTCTTGACAACTGGGATAGGTGGGACTGTAAATTTATCAATGATGGTTCAGTTGAATCATTAGAAATGGCTGTTAAGACAAGGATGTTGCAGTTTGTTTAAAGGGACTCTTTTACCGTATCAACCCGAAGCGGTTGACCGCATGTGCGAAAGAAAAAGCATGCTGGTCGCCTACGACCTCGGGTTGGGTAAGACTGTCCTTACAATTGCCGCAATAGAAAGGCTTAAAGAAGAGCAGAAAGTTACAGCTCCAGGACTTATTATCTGCCTATCACCATTGAAGTATCAGTGGTACAACCAGATAAGAAAGTTTACTGATGACACTGCAAACCCTATGGTCATTGATGGGAGCCCAAAACAAAGGGAAGCCCAATACCTTAGGTGTATCCAAACCGACGGAACTGCTCCTGACTACATCATTCTTAATTATGAGCAGGTGGTCAACGACTGGAAATACGTTAGCAAATTACCGCGAGGATTTATCGTTCTTGATGAAGCCACGGCAATCAAATCATTTAGGTCAAAGCGTTCAAAGCACGTTAAAGGACTTAACTCAGAATATAGATTTGCTTTAACAGGAACTCCTATTGAGAATGGAAAACCTGAAGAGCTGTTTTCCATCATGCAGTTTGTTGACAAGCAGGTCTTAGGAAAGTACGACATCTTTGATGCCGCATTTATTGTCCGTAATAAGTGGGGTGGCGTAGACCGCTATCGTAATTTACCTACCCTCCATCAACGCATGAAGCAAGCTTCGGTACGCAAAGCTCAAACCGATGCAGACGTGGCTCCTTATTTGCCTGAAGCAATCCATTTAGAACCAATGGCTGTCAAGATAGATAGTAAAGGCGCCAAGCTTTACGAGAAGATTAAGAAGGATTTGCTTAATGATTTAGCTGATGCACAAGAACTATTTGGCTCCAGCTTTAACATCATGGCGCACTATGGGTTAGAGCAACAATGGGGCGGGCCAGCGGATGAGATGCGTGGGAAATTAATGAGCAAAATTGGCGCTATGAAAATGCTCTGTTCCCACCCACAGTTAATTGCGGATAGTGCTGCAAAGTTTCATAGACAGGAGGGAGAGGGAAGTGCTTACTGCGCTGAACTTGTTGATAGTGGCTTGCTCGATGGGGTACGTCATCCTAAGCTTGATGCGGTTATAACCTACGTCAAAGATTTCTTAGACTTAGACGAGAACAATAAGGTAGTTATTTTTGCTACCCATGTTCGCATGGTAGATTTAATTGTAGAGGCTCTTGATACTGTAGAGTGTGTGACATACACAGGACTACTGACCGCAAAACAAAAGGAGGATAACAAGATTGAGTTTAATACTAATCCTAGGACTCGCGTTCTTGTCTCTAGCGATGCTGGTGGCTACGGAGTTGATTTGCCAGCGGGCAACCTCCTCATCAACTACGACCTCCCTTGGTCATCAGGAACAGCAAACCAAAGAAACGGCAGGATTGTACGTGCCAGCTCTTCCTTTAAACGAGTCGTTATCTTGGACGCAATCATCGACTCCTCTTTGGAGTTCCGTCAGCATTTATCACTCCAACAAAAAAACGCCGTGGCGAGCGCGGTCATTGACGGCAAAGGCATCAATGAGAAAGGTGGGGTCGAAATGACCTTAGCAAGTTTAAATAACTTCTTGCAGACACACAGTGTCTACTAAACATGAAGCAGAAGTATTCCTTACAAGAGAGGAACTACGCCACGCAATGAACGTGGCACTAGATAGAGCTTTTAAACATCGCTATGAAAATGGCGAACGCAAAGGAACTACCTACCGCACAGGGCGCAAGCTTCCTGACATCATCGGGGAGATGCTAGGTACAGTTGCGGAGTGTGCTGTGGCAAAGTACTATGGCACTAAATGGAATGATGTTCCATGGGATTTATCAGAGCATAAGTTGCACACCAAGGCTCCAGATGTTGAGCCTAACTTTGAAGTGCGACGCATTAATAGTGAGAACGGCTACCTCTCGATTCGGGGGGACGATGAAAAGAGTAAAGTGGCCGTTCTCGCCTTCGTTCACGACGATAACCCCCAGCACATAAGCATCTTGGGGGCTATTCAAATTGAAGAGGCTATGGACAGGGCAATACCAGCTAGCCAAGCAACCCCGTCCGATTACTTTACCTACTCACAGTCCACGGATAGTTATCTAGTTAACCAACTTGGTCTTTATCATCCAACTGTATACGCGCCCGTAACTACCGCTTGAAAGGTATACTGACACCATGCCAAATGCACCTAAGACACCGACCAGAACCATCCGTGTATCTGATGAGCTCTGGAAAGCTGCACAAAAGCAAGCAGCTAAAGACAAAGTAACCGTAACAAGCATCATCATCAAGGCGCTTGAGAAGTACGTAAAAGAGTAATGGGAAAGCACCGCGACAAAGTTGCTGCTGCGCTCAAATGGCGTCAGGAGAACATGCCTAAAGGCTCAGGCTATAAGAAGCCAGGCTCAATGAATCCACGTAAGACAGGGTTCCGTAGTTATACATCCGCCGAGGCAAAACGCATTGTTGGAAAAGGTTGACAACGGAATATTTATTGCTTTAAGGTAGTTACACCTACCGAAGGAGGAAAGGGAAATGTCAGAAGACATTATTACTACACATCCAGACGAGTTAAAAGACTTAATGGAATCTAATCAAGAAATTAAATCAGGACTTAATGTTGAAGAACTTAAGTCTCAAATTCGTCAATTTGCAACTCTTAAAGAACAATCTGATTTACTTGCAAAGCGAATGTCAGAAGTTAAGAGCTATTTAACAGCAGCCGTAGAAAATTTTGGTGAGACCGATGGACGTGGTCACATCAATCTTGAGGTGGGCGACGAATCCGTCGGCATTGCAGGTTTGCAATTGCAGCGTCGCTCAACTCCTCAAGAGAATATGGAAGCGATTGAGCGCATTCTTAAAACTAAACGTGACGCTAACAACCAACCTTTGTGGGCACAGTGCATCAAAATGGTTCCTGTAGTCCAAGAGGATGAGGTTATGAAAGCAAGCTTTGATGGTTTGCTTACTGAAGACGACATCTCAGAAATGTACCCTCGCAAAGTTACTTACGCTTTCTTCCCACAAAAGGCTTAGATGGACAACGACTTAATCGACAATATGTTTTCTGGTTTGGATGAGTTTTATCCAGGCAGTAAACGCAAACGTCGTGAGGGTTCTGTAGTTAAAGTTTCCCAAGTACAGGAGAAGACTTGGGATAGACATCCCTATAAAAAAACACTACCTAACGGTGAAGATATAGAGATGTTTACTATCGGCGCACTAGCTGATGCACTTGGCAGGCCGATACCGACAATCCGTATGTGGATGAAAGAGGGGATTCTTCCTCCTAGTCCTTACAGATTGCCAACAAAGAAAGACAAAAACGGAGAAGACCATAAGGGTCGCAGACTTTATACACGCGATATGATAGAGGCTGCAATCACAATATTTACGGAGGCTGGACTTATTGACCAACCGTATATAGACTGGTCGCGCAACCGTTTAGTCACTGAAAAACTAAACGAGAAGTGGCAAACGCTACTTAAAGCATAATCACACTAGAAATAAGGAAAATAATGTCAAATAACGACCTAACAGCAAACGCTACCGATTACGTAGTAGCAGAAGAAACCATCGATGTTGATGACCGTCCGCAGGGAATCAGCGAAGATACAGTAGTAACCTCAGGTTGGGCTGCAGCAGAAGCTTTGCAGTCAGAACAATCAGAAGGATTCCCAACCGAATTCAAGCACACGGAACAACCACAGATTGTGAAGTTCCTTGACCAAGATGGTCCATTTGCAAACTTCAAGCAACATTTCTTAAATGGTAAGCCAGGTAAGAAGTCTTATGTTTGCCTCAACAGCAAGGGTGGGAATGATTGCCCACTTTGCTCCGTACTGAAGAACAAGGCTGAAGAAAAGCGTGCTTTCAGTGTTGTTAACTTCTCAGCAGAAGGTGGACCACAACGCCAAATTATTTTGGCAACTCCACGCTTCTATAAGTCACTTCACCTTGCACATTTTTCACCGCAGGGTCCGCTGACCAAGCACTACTGGGCGATTTCACGCACAGGTAAGATGCAGACAACTGTTTATCACTTACAGGCTATCAAGGCTCGTGACCTCCAAGAAGATTGGAACATCAACGAAGCCAATGCAGAAGACGTAGTTAGCAAGTCAAAAGTATTTGAATCATCACTTTACAAGATGAACACATACGCAGAACTTCTTGAGATTGCTCAAGAACTATCTGCTGACAACAACTAACACGCACTAGGTTACTTGAGCAGGGGCAGCGTTTACCCCTTTCCGAACATGTCCCTGCTCAAGTATTTAAAGGGGTAGCATGGTAATCACAACTGTTGAGCAACTTAATGAGATGGTTGCTTATTATTTAGAGCAAGATTCTTTTGCTTTTGACATTGAAACCATGGGGGAACATGCAGGCAATACAATTCTTAACGACGTCGTTTGGATTAGCTTTGCTACTTATGGCAGGGTCGATGTTATTCCTATGGGTCATCCGAATGGTGATTTTGAAAATCTTATTCGTCCTCTTACTGGACAAGGGGCTAAGAGACAGGCTAAAGGACTTACAGTCCGAGATGCGGATTATTCGCGGGACGACAAGAAAGCTACGAAGACGTTTACGTCTCCTCCAGTTCAGCTATTTCCTAAGCAAGTTTTTCAAGCGTTAGAGCCATTATTTTTTAGTGACAAACTAAAAATAGGTCACAACATAATTTTTGATATTACTTCCATTGCTAAATATTATGGCAATAGAGTTGTTGCAAAGCCATACTTTGATACTTTAGTTGGTTCTTTTATTTTTGATACCCGTAATAAAGGTAAGTTAGGTCTTGATGATTGCCTTAAGCGAGAGCTGGACTACCACATGGTCAAAGGTGTGGGAAAAGATATTGCAGCCCACTCTTTTGATGAAGTTGCAAAGTATTCTGCGCTTGATTCTAAATATACATGGCTCTTATATCGTAAAGTTCAAGAGCATTTAGAAGAACGTAACCTTATGGGCATCATGCGTTTAGAGATGGACGTTCTTTATGTCCTTTGCCATATGAAGCTCGAAGGTGCTCCAATTGACATGGTTGCCCTATCTCAACTCAAAATAGACCTTGAGAAACAGATTGAAGATAAGAGAGCTGATATCTATCGAGCTGCTGGTCGCCATTTTAATATCAACTCAGTAAAAGAAAAGCAGGCTTTGCTTTACAAACCTCGTAAAGAGGGCGGTCTTGGACTAAAGACACAGATAGTCACATCTAGTGCTGGAGACAAGCCATACGAAGAGTTGCAGTGGGATAACTTTTCAACTTCAGCAGAGGCTTTGCAAAGTTTGATTGGGCGCCACGAGATTATTCAACACCTTGTTGACTACCAAGATTTGAATAAATTACTTACTACCTATGTAATCCCATATTTGGGCGGAGAAGTTACTAAGACAGTAAATGGTGAATCCAAGACAACTGAGCGCGAGAGTTTATTAGTCAAGGGGAGAGTCCACGGCGACTTTGTCCAGCACGGCGCAGAAACTGGTCGGTTTAGCTCTAAAAACCCCAACCTTCAAAACGTACCTAATCCAGCCACCGCTAATGGTCGCGCTGTCCGTAATCTTTTTGTTGCGCCTCCAGGATATAAGCTGGTTGTAGCTGACTACTCACAGATTGAGCCTCGCATTATTGCCTCACTTAGTAAGGATGAGACAATGCTTTCGGCGTATACCAAGGGTGAGGACATCTACAAGGCAGTAGCCAGCAAAATGGGCGTAGACCGAGCTGCGGGTAAGGTTTTAGTGCTTTCTATATCCTACGGCGTAGGTCCCGACAAAGTAGCCCGCACGATTGGCTGTAAAGTTCAGGAGGCTAGAGACCTCATCAATAACTTTGCAAAAGAGTTTAAATCTGTTGGAAAATATAAAAGCAAGGTTATAAGTATTGCCGAAAACGTCGGATTTGTTAAGACCGTTATGGGACGTCGCAGATATATCACTGACATCAACTCTAGGGACCGTATTAAGAAGGGAAGCGCCGACCGTCAAGCCTTTAACACCGTTATCCAGGGCACAGCTGCAGACATTATGAAGCTGGCTATGGTGCGTGCACACCAAATGATTCCTAAAGAGAGTAGACTTATTCTTACTGTTCATGACGAATTGGTGACTCTGACTCCAGAGCACCTGGCGACCCAGACCGAAGAAGCGATTAGAGGGGCTATGGAAGGCGTTAATCTACTAGACGTTCCTTTGATTGCGGACGTCAAAGTAGTGGACCGTTGGGGTGAGGCAAAATGAGTTTTAGAGACTGGTTAAATGACCGTCGCAGTAACGATGGCGAACAAGGCCATGAGTTTATTGCTAAAAATGAAACTGACGCTGCTTATCTACCAATGTCTACCTTGCTTAGATGGTACTTATATGACCTTGAGGTTGAAAGAGCAGAAGAATTTGCGCAAAAATACCTAGACATACCTCCTATTAGTCAAGAGGGTATGGATATGGAGCGCAAAGATAGCGAAGAACGCATGGCGCGAGTAAAAGAGTACGAATCAATTGCTCAAGCAGTTGCTGAGATAAATGGCTATATCATCAGCATGATTCACGAAGAAGGCTTTGAAGAAGCCATCAAAGAGAATCACCCAGAACTGAGTGAGCTAGATTTAGAGCAGATAAGAGCAGCTAGAGAAGAAAGTGCAGCTTTTCTTGACCAAGTTGGTTTTGCTGCCTGTCTTTTTATGTTGTCAATTGGATTTAATCTTGGCCTTATTCAGCCAGGACCCTCAGAAGCAATAAGGAACTTCCCACATGAGTAATCAAGACTGGTACGCACGTAAGTTTGGTAACCCACCACAACCACAGCAACCACAACAACCTATATACCCACCACAGTATTACCAACAACCTGGGTATCCACCACAAGTTCCATCGCCATATCCTCCTGCGCAGTTTCAACCGCAACAGCCGATGTATCCACAACAACAAGTGCCGATGTATCCGCAACAGCAGCAGCCGATGTATCCATATCCACAACAAATGCCACAACAACCTGGATATCCACCAAATATGTATCCAGCAGTTCCACAAGCAATGCCAGGATATAAAATTCAAGAAGCACAAGGTTTTGTTAGTAAACCGCCATCAAGTGCGCGTTCAACATCTACTTGCCCAGATTGCGGTAGTGGCAATTACATGATGCGTGGAAAGATTGCAGCTCAAAACGGAACCGTCGAACACTGGCAATGTCTTGAATGTGGGTATCCAGTTCGACACACTACTAGCGGTATGAGCGGAACAGGAAAAGCTGCTCCATCTAAACAAGTAGCGACAGGCGGGTTCAACCCACAAGGAATTGTCGGACGTATTGATAGTATTTGAGCATGAATACAGCGCTCAAATCAGCTATTGCAAAGATTAATAAAAAACTCGGCTCAGATACAATTGTCACAGCAGATGAGATTGTTGACTACGGACGTGTCCCATCTAGTTCCTTAACATTAGACCTTGCGCTTGGCGGTGGGTGGTCTGTAAATAAGTGGCATGAAATTATTGGCGAGCAAAGTAACGGTAAAACTGCGCTTGCTTTAAAAACCATTGCCGTTAATCAAGAGCGAGACCCTGAATACACAACAGTATGGGTAGCGGCCGAAGACTGGGTACCCAGCCATGCAGAAATGTGTGGTGTTGACCAAAGTCGCGTTCACGTTATTACAACAAACATTCTTGAAGAAGCACTCGATGCAGTTTTAGATATTGTAGAAACAAAAGCTGTTGACTGTATTGTGATTGACAGTTTGCCCGCCCTTTTGACTAAGGTCGAAGATGAGGGTGATATGGAAAAGCAACAAATGGGAACTACAGCAAAGCAACTAAATAAGTTTTGGCGCAAGGTGCAGTACGCCTCAAAGCGCACAACTGATGGTAAAGACCGACCAGTTTTAGGTTTAATTATTAATCAATTCCGTTCAAAGATTGGGGTTATGTACGGCAGCCCTAAGACAACTCCAGGTGGAGAAGGTAAGAACTACCATTACGCCACCCGAATTGAACTTAAAAAGTCTGAATACCTCAAGTCAGGTAAAGGCGATAGCGCTGTAATCATTGGGCAAACAATCAAAGCCAATGTTGTAAAGAACAAAACCGCTGTTCCAAATCAGGTAGCCGTCTTTGACTTTTACTTTGCCGATGGCAACGGGTTCCGTGCTGGCGAAATTGACTACATGAAAGAATTAATCATGACCGCCAAGTTATACAAAGTCATAACTCGCGCAGGGGCTTATTACAGCTATGGTGGAGGCAGATGGTTGGGCGAGGATGCTACAATTGCTGGGATACGAGAAGATGTGGACCTTCGAGAACAGCTTGATAGAGATGTTCGCGCAGCCGTTCACGCAAGCCCTACGGCTTTAGAGAACGAAGAGTCAAGCTCTGATGAAGAGTAAGGGTCAACGAGAATCTAAGAAACACGAGGACCGTTTAGCTAAAACTTTTGGGGGAGCCCGAAACGCGGGGAGCGGAAGTTTTTGGCAACGGAAGGGCGACGTTCGTACACCTGAGCTTTTGATTGAGCACAAGTGGACTGGCAAAACTCAAATCACTGTCAAAGCTGCAGTGCTTGAGAAGATTGTCACGGAGGCAATCATAGATAGTCGTACACCTGTATTAGGGTTTCACCTAAACGGCGAAGACTATGTATGTTTATTAGAAACAGATTTTCATGAGCTCTGCACTCACCTCCAGGAGTGCACTTGTACAAAGGCGACGAGCTAGATTATTGGGATAACCATGCCAAATGCAAAGGTATGGATACAGACTTGTGGTTTCCCCCACGTGACAAACAGTTATATAAGCCGATAGCAGACCAAGCCAAAGCTATTTGCTTTGGTAAAGACGGCGAACCAGAATGTCCTGTTCGTAAAGAATGCTTGATTGCTGCCCTCAAGATAGACGAGCAGCACGGCATACGAGGTGGTCTAAGTCACAGAGAGCGAAACGCTTTACAACGTAAGGCAAAGCGTCATAAGATGACCGTCTACGATTGGATAGAACAAGAGGGGTAAACAAATGGCTTCATCCGCGACCTTCAAGAAGTTTCTTGATGCGACAAAGTACGAATCACGAGTACTGGGACGGATGGAGCGCCACATGCTTACTCGTCCAAAAGATGAATCACGTCGAATAGATGTGTTTCATCCATCTCAAATGGCAAAAGAAAATTGGTGCCATAGAGCAACATACTTTGAGTTACTTAATCAAAAACCAGCAACAGAAAAAACACGTACTGGACTTAGTACGCAACGTGTATTTGATACAGGGCATGCTATTCATGAGTGGTATCAAAATTTTTATGGAGAGATGGGCGTCTTGTACGGCGTATGGGCGTGCTGGCATCATGATTGTAAAGAACGTCAATGGGGTTTGCCATATCCCGAATGCAGCCGTGGTCACGGACCTATGAAGAAGTACAAAGAAGTTCCATTAGCAATTGAAGATTTAAAATTTGGCGGTCATGCCGATGGTTGGTTAATTGGTTTTGGCGAGCCACTATTACTAGAAGTTAAATCTGTTGGCGAAGGGACTTTCCGTTGGGAAGCTCCTGAATTAATTTACACTGACGACGGAAATATTAATTGGATGGATGCATGGGATGACCTTGCTATGCCATTTACTAGCCACATTATGCAGGCACAGATTTATTTAAAGTTATTAGAAATTATTCACGAGCGCGACCCGTACCCACAAACTCCTCCACAAGAGATTTTATTTCTATATGAAAACAAAGCTAATCAGACGCAGAAAGAGTTTATTATCCGTAAAGATGACTGGGGTATTAAACAAAAGTTTGAGGCTGTGTACATGATTCTAGATTGCATTAAGAACGGCACACCACCTTCTTGCAATGTTAATACCGCTGAGCAGTGCGCTTCATGTAAAGCTTTTGAAGCATGATTGAGTTAGCATTAGATAATTACAGTAGTAATATTGTAAATAATTTAGGTAAACAAGGTATTTTTATACCAACTAAGTTTGAATACCCAACACCTACTGTCCCAGAGGAATTAACTAGCTTAAGTAATCATGAAGTTATTGACCTTTATAACGTTTTAGTTGAGTACGCAAACTTTTTAAGTCTACAGACAACGGTAGCGGAGATTGCCGCTTCAGAGTTTGATAAGCAGTTAAAATTACAAGAAGCTATGGCGACACAAAGTGCAGCCAAAG